ATTTATTTTATACAGAAAAATACTGTAACATTTTGTATTCGTTTTTTTATCAAGACCGTAGTCAATTTGATATTCCCCTTCTTCCCACTCATCTATCTTTAATCTTATTTCTTCTTCTAAGTCTTCAAGTGTAGGGTCTATAGCTAAATATTTACATTTAGAGGTACAATTATCCTTTTTAAAGCTTTTACATTCCAATTTCTTACAGGTGTCTCGATTACAATTATTCTTTAACCATTTTGGGCAGGTGCACTCTAAAATTCTTCTATTTAGATTAAAAACACCTAACCTTGCTAACTTCTTTCTATTCTCTAAACTAAGCATTATATCTCCTTTTTATAGCATGGAATTGTTTTCCATGCATTTATACATGCACTTCTAATGTTATTAATGGGTAACTTTTGCCCTCCATATCTTTTAATCTATCAATTGCCATATAGCTTATGGTGGTATCAGTAGCTTCCTCGAAACCAGTTATTAATTTTCTTATCTCATTCGTTAATACATATTCCATTTGCCTTACTTCTCTAACATCCACTTATTTCACCTCCTCTAAGACAAGTGTTTTATTGGTTTCTTTTTCAATTATTTTTATGACCTTCCATTCTTTGTTCCATTTGAAACACAACCGCTCGCCAATTTCTGCGGGGTAACCTTTCTCAACGGTGTAATATTTCTTTCTCATCTCCATCCTCTCCTTTTAATTGTAGTCTTTTTTTAATTTTCTATCATTGTTTTATATTTCTCTATATATTCTACTCCTTTCTCGGTTATTTTCCTACCTCTTGGTGTAGGAATTACTAACTTCATTCTTATAAGATGTGGTTCTATATACTTCATTACTGTTTTAGAGTTCTCTTGCATAACTGACGCAACAGTAGCTAATCCTTTTGCTTTACATTCAAATGTATCATATAATATATCTAAATATGTTAACTCTTTTTTATTTATACCTTCTGGAGTTAAGCAAAATCTTTTTAGTATTTCATTAAAGGTTTCTGTTGTTATCACATCTTCCTTTTGAGATAATGCTATTTTATAGGCTTGCTTTAAATACTTATTTACAAGTCTTGGTGTGCCCCATGACATATTTGCTATTCTTATTACTATATCTTCATCTATAGAAATATCTTTATTATAAGATGTTTTTAATTTATTTAATGATTGTAAAGCGATAACAGAGAGGTCTCTTATTGAGTAAGGATGTAAAAATATTTGTAACTCAAATCTTTGTAAAAAAGGTGCTGACAGTTGCCCTTCATCTGTTGTGGCTCCCATTAAAGTAAACGGTGATACCGTGTATGGACTTCCGTCATTGTACATAATATTATCTTGTAAACATGTATACATAAATTCTTGTTTACCTTCTTGTAAGTGAATTTCATCTAAATATATTATCTGTGGTGTTGTTAATCCATTATAATTATCATCATCCATTTCTGTCATTGTCTCTCGCCACATCTTTTCTTTTATTGGTGCTGTAAAAGAGTATGTTTTAGTGCAAAGACTTTTAGCTATTAAACTAACAAGTGTTGATTTGCCTAGCCCCGGATAACCCAACATTAGTGTGTGCGGGAAAGGTCTGTTGTATTCTTTGGCTAATCCAAGTTCTGTTTGTATAGCTTTTACAGCATCTTCTTGTCCAATAAATTCCTTAAACCCATCAGGAGCTAATATATTTCCTGTTGGGATACCCGCATTAGAAGCTGTTGGAACACAACTATTATCTTCTGCATTTATGTTAACGTTTATGTTAACATCATTATCAAAGAACATTATTCAAAAGTCTTTTCTATAGATTTTGCTAAATGCTTTTTGGATAAATGTGTGTATACTTCTGTTGTGCTTGAGTTGCTGTGTCCAGCCAACGTCTTAGCTGTAAATATATCTACATTGTTTTCTATAAGACTTGTAATAAATAAATGTCTTAAAAGATGTGGGTATATCCCTAAATATCTTTTTGCAACTCTATATATAGTAGTGTTACTTATTCTCTCCCCTTTTCTGTTGGGGAACATATATATTTGATCCATGTTTTCCAAATAGTCTTCAAGCTCATTACGGGTAGCTTCTAACAACGGTATAACCCTTTGTTTACTGCCCTTACCGTCTATCAATAATCCAGCTTCTATTAAAGAGTCTTTCTTTAATTTAGCCAACTCCCCTGCTCTCATACCTGTCTCTCGTAAAAGGGTTAACATAAGCCTGTGTTTTTCTTTGGCAATATTGTTTATCAATGATTTATAATCTTTACATGGTATCACCACCTCGCTATAAGGGATTTTAATAGCTTTTATGTTTTTAGTGGGATTACTTTTTACTATATTGTTCTCTTTTGCCCATGAAAAGAATGATTTAAAAGCATTTAGCCTTCTCGCCCTTGTTCTCGGAGCTAAATCCATTGGTATAAAACTTATAACATCTTCTTTGGTAATTGTGTTAATAGCTTTCTGTTCTATTATTTTAAGGTCATTCCGATAAGCAGTTATAGTGTGATGACTATATCCTGATAATAGTATTTCTTTAAGAAAGTTATTTACATAGTCCATTTACCCTCCTATTTAGTTTAAATAAATCATTATTATTTCTTTCTTAGGCTACATAAATAATCATATACATCTATAGCTAATTCTTTATGGTATGTACCACTTTCGCAACCAATCACATAAGCATCATAATACCCGCCACAACACCAACCATCTGAATCGGCTATACAATTGCTACATATATTTGTTTTACACAAAGCACAATTATCTGTATCATCTTCTTTCCCTTCTATAATATCTTTCCATTTTTCTATAGAGAGTTCTAATGGGTCTTCCCCTTCCCCCAATCTTCTTAACATATCTTTTCTAAGCATTATTACCACTCTTCTGCATTAATAAAGCTTTTATTTCTTGTTTTGTTTCTGTATTAAAAGCTCTAAATTCTATTGGCTTATTTATACTTTTATGAACAAATATTTCTATAGAACTGCCTGCTTCCAATGTTTTACAATATAGCTCTGCTACTTTCTTTAAAAGTTGTGGGTCTAATCTAAGTTTTATTGCAGGCTCTTCTTCTGGGAACAATTGTTTATGCTTAGGATATTCACCTATTATCTTTCTGACCTTGTGTACGTTAGTAATGGATAAATCTGTTGTTACTAAAGAAGCTACTCCTTTATCCTTATTTTTGGCAACAACTATATTTTCTAAAATAGGTAATGAAGAATTTTTAGGTATATCTTTTATTAAGTCTCTGACTGCTTTTGCTTCTAATATAAATGGTTCATGTACATCTACAAGTTCTTCTCCCACTATCGGAAAATCTTCTATGTTTTGCTTAGGAACTGATACCTCCATTAATAAACTGCTATCTGTTGCAACTGTAGAATCACCTGTGAAATAAACTCCCCCTAAAATAACTTTTGTCTCATCTTTTGAAGCTACCTTATATATTTCTAAATTGTTTTTATTGTACATTTAGATCCTCCCATTCCTCGTTTTCAACAATATTGCCCTGCGTATTCCCTCCCAATATACATTCTGCAATATGCTCCCTATCGTAATCGCTTAATTCCTCTGGCCTGTTGTCCGTAAGTTCTAATCTCCACCAACCTTGGTTTTTTGCCATTATTCTCTCTCCTCTCTTATTGTGTCTACTGATATTTTGTTATCTTCCCATACAGCCTGTCCTTCTATAACGGCTTCACGTGCCATATGTCTTGCTTCCCCTATGTTTTTTGCTTCTATCTCTACAAAACCCCATTGCTCTTTTGCTACCGATACAATATATTTCTTTTCTTTTGTCTTATCTAATATGCTTTCCATCATCTGTATCATTATCTTTGCTCTTACTCTAGCTTCACGGATAGTGCTGGAATTTATAAAGTTTTTCCAAGGACTATAGCCATCATCGCAACCAAATCCAGCCATAGATATTGGACATTCGCTACACGTATTATCCCACCTAAAATACCCAAGGTATTCTCTGCATAGCGGGCATTCTTCCCTATAGCATGGTAAATTTACTTCTTTACCATCAATTAAAACACATGGTCTTCTGAATTTGTTGCCTTTTTTTAATAGTGGGATAATATCTTCTTTCCAATGTTTGATAGATTCTTTTAATAACTCTTTATTTCTATCGGTTAGTACCATTTTTATATCGCCTCCTTTATTTTTAATTTCTCTAATATTACTTCCATTGTTCCAATCATTTTCTTACATCTTATTCTTGCTTTTCTTAAAGTATCTGATTCCCTAAACATGTCATATGGTGAATCGGCTATTGTACACGTAAAGTCCATAGCATCTATTGGGCAACCCGCACAAAAATCACAAAGATATTCTTCGCATAAAGGACAATGGGTTGATCCGCAAGGAATATCTACCAATTCTCCTCTAATTGAAACGCTAAACCTTAACACGTTATTTATTATTTTAGTTGCTTCACCTAACAACGGCCATATATCATTTTCCCAATGCTCAATACTTTCTTCTAATAGTTCTATATCTCTATTCATTATATGCTCATCCTTTCCAGTTCCAAATAAACCACTCTTACCATATAGGCTCCCGCTTCATCCATCTCTTCTGGAGTCAGCTCTTTACCTCTATCTTCGTATGCTATGCTTGGCAACATCAGCAGCGTTACTTCTGCACCTTTTTCTATAGCTTTTGCTACAAGTGTTAAAGGCAATACTCCATATATCTTATCTCCTTTTTCTACATCTTCTTCTTGTAAGTTATAAACATTTATTCCTTTTATCCCTTTACTCTTTAACCATTTTACCGCTCCTGCATGTCTTGTTACTATTAGTGTTTTTTTTCGCATGTTTGCTCCTTTAATATTTTTATTTTTTTACATACTGTTACATCCCAACACCTACCAGCGTATATTTGTTCTCCTACCGCTACTGGTTCTTTGACTTCTACTTCTCTTATTATCTGCTGGTCATTTGTTATCCATTCCATAGCTGCATCTAAAGTATGGAATACATGCCAACCTACAGGATACGTAATATATGTCGCTGAATCTGTATACGCTTCGTAAGATGTAGTATAATATAGGCTTTCACCATGAAACCAAGATGGTCTATACCCCACTTCGTCTATCCATGTATCCGTTGGGAAGATTACATCCTTTTCATACATAGATATTTCTTCTTCTTTTCTGTAGAATACCTTATACCCTTTCTTGCATGGTTCTTTGTCTATTGGTTTATACAGACACATCTTTTATCACCCCCTCCGCTTTTAAAATATCTTCTGCTTCTGTTAAAGTTATTACATGACTTCTAAATGCTACTATTTCTTGTGTGTTGGGATCAAAAGCTATTATTGCGTCCCAATATGCATGGCTATATATTCTATAGAATTCTATGTCTTTATCTACACACAAAGAACTACTCACAACATCATTTTCACATAAACATGTTATAGCTTCTATTGCATCGTCCATTTTCTCTACTGATACCATTTGTCCTCCTTATAAAAATAGTAAAGTATCTAAAAGTGTGTAATGCTCTTCGGCTATAAGCTCAACCGATAATAAATCTCTTCCTGCGACACCGCCCCAGTCCTCATCATCAAGAAAATCCCGTACTTTTCTATATGCTTCGCCAGAATCGCTTGCTACTGCATAGGAAACTTTGTGGTTAACTGCACCCCTTATCTTAACTCTATATAATCTCATTTATTTCACCTCCTAATTTCTTCTGCGGTCTGCCACATAACGCCTACTAGTTCGTTGTAGGGCATCTCTAAAACCATTTGCAAAGTATAAGATGAACTAAATTTTGCTACAAAAAGCCTTATTGCGTCTACCTCTGTTAATTCATAAGCATAATCTTCAAAAATATTAACATCTTTTATATCCTCTTTATCCATATCTAATCCTCCGATAATCCCATAGCTCTTAAAAGTGCTATTGTTATTCCAACACAATCTTTATGTTCATCTTCTTTTTTACTATAGGTACAACGCTTAGCGATACCATAGGTTGTATCTTGTTCACCATATATTTCTTTATCTTTTGAAAAAGATACTAAGGTGTACTTATTTTTTTCATCAAAACCTATACGTACAATTGCATAATGTAGTTCCCGTTCTACTTTTTCTACTAATTTTTTACGAGTATTGTTTGCAACTAATATGTCTATTACGTAATCATTTTTCATTTCTTTTAACTCTATCATTCCATTCCATCTCCCTTTTTATTACTTCAATAGATGTTGTGTAACCTAAAATAACACCATTGAAAAAAGTTTTATACCCATCATCCATTTCATCCTTACTCCGCTTTGCTATCTCTCTTCTACCAACAATGTCATCTACTAACTGTTGTAACATAGTATCTTTCGTATGGGATAGCCTATAAAGTTTATCGGTAACACAAGAGCAAATCTCTACATGCTCTGGTCTATCTCCAAACATTTCGTGTAATATAAGCCTAACGGTTTCTACCTCCTCTCTCTCTTGCTTATTCATCTTCTTCCATCTCCTCTGTTATATCTCTTAACGATTCTAATACACTAAAATATACTTCTCTTTTCTCTTCTACTTGACCATACATAATGTCATCTGTTATACTTTTGCCATGACCAATGTCATTTACTGCTTCATCTACATAGTATTGTCTGGTTAAGTTAGAAGACAACCAATCAAATAGATCTGAATCATAAACATCTGGTTCTATTTCTGGTTCTTCCAACCTATCATCATCTGCGTCTGCAATCATTTCTATTGCATCATGAATATACTGATATTTATAATCATCTGGCATCATCTTATCGTGGGCTTTATAAACTAAATCTCTTAATTCTTCTGGTCTATCATCCTTTAAGCATACAAACCTATCTCCATTATCCCTTTCTTTATACTCAAAATACTTATAATACTCTTCTGCTAATTCCTGAACAGTCATTCTTATCCTCTCCTTTATCTCACAAATTTACGTGCTTTTTTAACAAATTCTTCTAATTTCTTTTCAGATATATTTTTGACATAGTTTATGCAGTCCGTAAAACTTCTATTAGAGTCTTTTTCTATAACCTTTGCCAACGCTTGCTTTGTAGCTTGTTGTGCAATATTAGTGTATAGATTGCTTGACGCAATCCCTGCAACCTTCATTGCATTTTGTTGTGTTAAATAGTTCTTTTTAAATTCTCTTGGTAATCTCACATCAAACATAGTCACTCCTTTCATTTTAGTTGGGCAGTTTAAAGACATGCCCAGGTCTATTGTTTATGCTTCCTTTACTAACATTTTGTCTGCTTCTTTTGTTAGCCCATACTTCTTTAATAGCTCGTCAGCGTTATCACTTCTTAAAATCTCTTGTATAGCTCTATTAGTAGAGATAACTTCTGCTGTACTCTGTATTCCCTCCCACTGCGATCCACGAATTAAAACATATTGTCCATCTGCAAGTTGAGTAATGCCCTTGTGGATACCAAGACCACCGCCACATGTCCAGTTATTCCCGTCCCAGTTATCTAAATTCTGGTTGTACTTTACACGTGCGATGACATCGCTGTTCTCATTGTAAACATTAACCATCTTTCTCACCTCCTTTATTATATAATTGCCATAGAGCTACTAACCATTTAAAACAACTAGTAGCTCTGTAGTAATCATACAAGCACAATCTCTCTTTTATTCTCTACGTTGTTTATTGGTAATGTTATAACCAAACTACCAAGTGCCGGAATATGTAATCTAACGTCTTTTTTATTCTTTTCTATTACTTTAGCAACATACTTTTCATCTCTTATCTTTATATCTATTTCTTTTCTAATCATTTTCTATTTCTCCTCCTCTTTGTGTCCTATTACTACACCATACTTAGTATATAGCATAGAATTTACCCTTATTTCTACTTCTTTATCTATTTCTTCTTTATGTTTTTCATAGTAACGTGCAGGAATAAACCAAGAAGTAGTTTCTGCATAGTATTTTGAGCAACCAAGTTCTTTATAGTATTCTTCTTCTGTTATATTCTCTTTTTCTAAGTCGATAGATAGGAACAATAGACTATCTTCTACTATTTCGCATAAAGCATCTTGCTCAACCCCATCTTTTACATCTTCATCTAAATCTTTGTATTCGTATGCACATATCTTTTGCATCTTGCCACCTCCTTCTATACTATCTTTTTTGGTATTCTTCTATCCTTCTATCCAACTCTTTTTCTTGACGCTCATACCTATCTGTAGATTGAGCTTTACCTAAAACTCTAAATATTTCTTTTAAGTGTCTATCACAGCCTCTCATTTCTACATTAGCGTTTTTCCACCTATAATATGCAGTCAAATCTGTTTTTTGATACTCTTTGCACTTCTCACATGACATCTTTTTTCACCCCCTTATATTTTTTTATCGCTTTTTCTCTATTCATACCAAAACAATGTTTATCTTTCCCTTCATCTATCCCTGTTGCAACATATCCTCTTTGCCTTAACTCTTTTTTCTTTGTTTGGAAAACATAAAAACCAAATAATGGGAAATAATCACATTCTCTATTGCTATATCTATCTACTGCTTTTTGCCATCTGGACGTTGCGTTTACATTAAATTCTTTTACCTGCATAACTATCATATCTGCACCTCCTTAATTAAACTTTGACAACCATCCAACAAGTTCTGTTCTACTTCTTTCTTTCTTAATCTCCTTTATAGTATAGTTTCTATTATAAAAGCACTTCTCATATCTTTGTATTCTTTTTATAATCTCTTTTTTACTTGTTGGAACATACATTTAACGCAACTTCTCTTTAAAGAACTTTATCTTTAGCTCTTTAATATAATCTTCAGCCAAATTTCTTGAATACAAATATTTTGATAAAAAGTTATTTCTATCTTCTTCTTCAGCAGTAGCCCCGCATGTAACTACTCTTACATATAGCCTATCTTTACATTTGGGACTAATTTCAACAGATAATTCTATTATTGTTTTATCAGTTATCTTCTCACGCTTAATTGTGCCTGCATACATTTATTCTCATCCCCTCTCTAATTTATAATCTGTGGGATCTTAGCATTCATTTCATCACAACTATCCGTTTTTGGAAACTCAAAACCTTTAACATATTTGTATACTCCATCTGTATAAACTACTACCAAACGATTAACTCTTTTACGTCTATCGTTTTTAGCTCTTATATTAAATTCTTCTCTGTCAATACGTAGAAATCTTTTCACTTCTATCCTCCAATTTTTGTCTATTCCCTTTTAATAATCCTATATAGTATTTAGACACTTCTTACTACCTCCAATCTAATGTATTAAAGCAGTTACTATATCTGCTGCCTCAACTTCGTTGATACCATAAACATCTATTAAATCCTGTATTGCACAACTCATCAAAGTATAGTCAACCATATTACTTTCATCAAAATGACTATACCCAAAATAATTATTTCTATCTTCTTTAATTTCTTTTATAATTTTATTTTTTAATAACACTTTACTTAACACCTCCAATCATTAAAAACTTCTTTTTATTAATATCCCATTTAGCCTTACATCACTAAAATAAAAAGCTTTTATATAAGCATAAAGCTCTGCTTGCTCATAACTTTTAATATACCATTTATGCCCATTTCCCCATTCTAACAAATTAGTTTTCATTTCTATTGCTTCCCTTACTTTTTAATTTGTCCTGTAAATATAATATCCTTCTACTTCATACTCACTTCCATCATACGAAGATAAAAAGTGTCCTCTACCATCAGTAGATATTGCATCTTCTACAAAATAGTCTTTATCTTCTATCATTGCTAAAAATGTATTATTAGCATCTTCGCAACATTTTTCTTGTATAAGCTTAATCGCATCTTCGTCTACTCCTTCTGGCATATGAGCTACTAAAAACCAGGCATTAAAAGACCATACAGATTCTAATATATACTCTTTAGCTCTTTCATCAGCTTCCTCATCTGTTAATACTAAATACTCTTGTTCGTATACTTCGAACTCATCTTCATCGTATTTAGATTCTATTATCATATCTATATCTTCTTCTAAGTGTTTAGCCAATGCTTCTTCTTTAGTCATTTTTATTCACCTCCATCTAATATATTTTACTTCTAATTCATAAAGGAATTTCTAACTAGTTTATTTGCAATATCTTCTGAAATACTTTCTGTCTTTATCTTGCTATTAATATATCTTTTTATATACCATCCATGGTCTTCTGAAAAATTTACTCGGCAATTATCTTCGTAAAAATAGCCACCAGTTAAATCTGCTTTTAGTTTTTCTATAACTGCTTTACTCTTTAAATCTGCTAAACGTAATTCTTCTATATACTCCATCAATTCATCTATTCTTTTTTCTATTTTTTCATCTAGCTTTGACATTTTTTATCACCACCTTTATTTTATAGTCTCCTGTTCTACTATATCTATCCACTACAACTATTTTATGCAATGGATAATTTATTTTCTATTCTATTTTATAGTAGGTTGTGATTTTCTACCCATTTACAACCAAATTTATCTATTAGCTTTTTAACCATTTTATCCTTTTTATCTTTAGCTTTTAATCTATCAGAATATTCTTCTCTAGTAATAGTAAAATAGCCGTCATCTATAACAAAATAACGGCTACAATCTAATTTTATTTTACTATGTTTAATAATAGGTTTGTCACAATCAAATATTTTCTCAAACTTGATATAATCTTTTGAAACTTCTTTTATTAACATTTTGAAACCTCCAGCTTTATTTTATGTTTTTCAGTTCTAGCATTTAATCTTTTTTCCTCTAATTTCTTTTTTGATAATTATTCTTAAATAGAAATATATAATTGTGTAAACGTATAAATTCCATTTTAACCTTCTAAAATAAGAATATCACGTCCGGATCGCTATTCACAGGATATGTTTTGACTAAAAGCAAAGAATTTTAAAAATATCGGTAATATATAGGTATAAAGACTTGCAAAAAAATATAATAAGAGTATAATTAAAAGTATAGGAGGTGAGAAAAATATAAAAAAAGGGAGGTGAAATAATTGTATTTTATTTTGGGAAGGTTTTTCATGCGTATATCCCAATTTTGTTTTAGGAGATATACTCAAAACCTTGATAGGCAAGCAAGAAGGGATCGACTTTCCACCAAACCGGATTATAGCCATTTACTAACAAGCTATCAAATTAGGAGAATACCCAACAGGATCTAAAACAATACAAGGAACTACAAAAACAATTAAAAAGGGAAGGATATAAAATGAAACTTAAAAGGGTTAACATCGAGGAAGTCCCAATAATAACAAAAGAATCAAAATATCTCGAAACGTTAGAGGAGTTTTTATTATCAGATATGAAAGCAGCTCAGATAGAACCAGAAGGAACCGAAACAGCCAACAGCTTACAAAGTGGTTTTAGGAATACAGCAAAAAAACATAAGTTACCGGTGGCGGTTGCACTAAGAAAACAAACCGTATATATAATGAAGGAAGAGCAGCAAGAAGTAAAACAAGGGTAACAAGAAGGATAACACCAAAGAGAAGGTAGGACTTAAAAACCCTACCTTCTTTTTTTGTGTCTAAATATACTTTACATTGTAAAATATTTACATTATAAAACATTATTTATTGGTAGGCAATAACTAAAATATTATAATACCTTTTATTGTAACATAACATTTTAATCAAAAAGCGTATAGTATATAGTTTAATAAATATAATAACGATGTTTAACTGGTATAGTATGATATATAGTTTATAATATAAATAGTTTACATTGTAAAATACTTTTGTTTGTAATGTAACATAATATATAGTTATAATACGTTACCCCCCATCAACAGCCTATAAATTAGTTTTGACAGCCGAGCAGTACTTCTGACCCACGCAATCACCCCAAGGTCAGCTCAATTTTTAGACATCTAAAATCTAACGGAATACATTACCTATATAAAAGCTTGGTTTTATATTGCCCCCCCCCTATCTCTTATATATAAAAACCATCTTTATATAGAAGGTACCTGTTCAGAGGGTATTGACTTTTTTATCCGTTATAGTATTATTTCTTTAGGAGGTAAAAGATGTTTAAAACGATTAGATATATAATGCTTTGGCCATTGTTTGTATTATTAATGATAGTATTTTCAACAGGTATGTTTATAGTAGCGTTGATTACAGCAGAGACTTTCTCTGACTTTAAGAAAACATTTTATAATGGGATAGAAGAAGTTCTTGATTGGTATTTTATTTAAAGATAAAAGGAGGTAGAAAATGTCAACAAAAGATTTTAAGCGTTCTTATCTTAGAAATTGCTATATTCAGGTTAGAAAAGCAGATAAGAAAAAAAAGAAAACAGTAATCCATGGCCATGATGGCGTATTTTCACTTTATCTTAATGGATATGCACTTATCCCATTGAAGCTATTGTGCGAATTGACTGGGGATAAAGGGATATACTGTAAGGCAGCCATAGAGAAAGACGACCAGGAGACTGAAGCTGCGGAAGCCGAGGAAATTAGGAGAGAATTTGTGAGAGAGAAAATGGGCCAACTAAAGGACTGCCACGATTGTAAAGCAAAACCAGGGCAGGTACATGAGGATGGTTGTGACGTAGAAAGATGTTCTGTTTGTGGAGGGCAAAGGATACAATGTGATTGTGAAGGACACGATAAGGCATTTGCTCGTTGGACAGGTCTGTGGCCAGGATATGCTGAATCCGAAATGCTTGGTATTGATTCAAATGAATTTGTAATGAATTATGCACAAATTTTCTTTATTAAACCTATGGAGGGATAATGCATTTAAGTGTAGAAGAACAAAGGCTATTAAGAGAATCTATCGAGCACTGGGAAAAAGATATTAAGGGATTATTGGGTAAGGCAACCAAATTTAGTATAGCCAGTGGATTTGATTCTACAACAGTTATGGTAAACAACAAAAAATTAGGGATTCCTTGTTATGCAAGGTTTTGTCCTTTGTGTAAAGGATATGATAATAACTGCGAGGATTGTCTATTATCAAGAGCAGGATATGCATGTGATGATAATAACTCTTTCTATCATAAACTTAGAAGATCGCAGACTTTACAGGAAGCTAAAATAAATTGTGGAAACATGATTCATATGATGAAAGAAGTATTACGTGGTAAACAAAACATTATAAAAGAAATTGGGGATAGATATGCTAATTTCTATTATAGAACACTTGGTAAGAAACCTAAGTATTTAATTCTTAGTAGAGAGTCTTTTCAAGAGTTGCAAGAAAGTAGTAGTCTTTACCATACTACAAATTATTGTGGGCAAGTACGCTGTAAAAATCATCCCTGGATGTATAAAGGAATAAAGATAGCTATCTTAGAGAATATAGAAGAAAGCTTTATAGATATTGTAGGGGAAGATTAATATGATTGAATCAGAAAGAGATTTTGGAACAACTACGATATATTGTAGTAAGTGTGGTTTTAGCGAAATGTTTGATAGGATGATTGATGTTGTGGGTACACTAAAACAGGCAAGAGAAGTTGGCTGGATAATAAACAAGGTTGATAGAGAATGGGAATGTTATTGTTCTGAAGAATGTTTAAGAGGAGATTGATTGATATGGAAGGAGCCGGAAAATATGCAAAATTATTTAAAACAGGGCAGTATGGAAGGTTTTTTATTTCCAGCGATTATCACGCAAGAGGTAGGACATTTTCTATATGGGTTCTTCCAAAAGGAGAAATAGTCCTTCCTGGCAAGTTTCCTTCGGCCAAAGCAGTAAAAGTTTATGGAGTTACTGGTGGTTTTTGTGGATGGACAGAAACTTATGGTTGGCTTCACGAAGGTAAATGGGTTGAGGATTTTCAAAAAATGGTTGCTAAAAGAGCAAAAGAAGTAAAAGCAGAGAAAACAGAATTTATTAAAAATCAAGAAATAATGGAATTAGAAAGGAATAAACAAACTGAGGAAGTATTAAAACATTACGAGAGGGTGGATTGAGATGAAAGAACATCCAATTATTTTCAATATAGAAATGGCTAAGGCCTTGTTGGAAGGAAGGAAAACACAGACGAGAAGACCCATGAAATTTCAGGATATTGAAAAAGTTATAAATAATGCAGGGAATTTTTATGTGGATACGATTTTTGACGATAAGCGATATGAGCTTAAATGCCCTTATGAGATAGGAGATAGATTATGGGTGCGGGAAACATGGAGAGTGGAAAGTTTTTGGGAAGGCGAACCTATGTGGTTTGGTTATAAGGCTGGTGGCGAAGCAGAGGAGGGCGAATGTGATTTGGGGGATGTATCGGAATCCGCTTATGATGATTGGTGCGAACGGATGAGCATTCAAAGCTCAGAAGAGGCAGAGGCTAAAGGGACACCAAAAGATGAATATGGATATTATCATTGGGATAAAGGGCAATCTCCCTGCCGATGGCGACCCTCAATCCATATGCCACGTTGGGCTTCAAGGATAAATCTTGAGATTACAGATATAAGAGCTGAAAGGGTGCAGGATATTACGGAAGAAGATGCAAAAGCAGAAGGGGTTATTAACGAAGGGCATGGATGGTATAAAAACTATGTGCTTGGAAAGAGAAGCGAGTGGTTTCATTATTGGGAAAACGTTACTAAGCCCGATGGGTGGCAAGGCAGGCACGGAGAGTTTTTAGCTACGAGGTTTGCTCGAACATCATTTGCTACTTTATGGGATTTAATTTACAAAAAACGTGATTATAGGTGGAACAAAAATCCATGGGTTTGGGTAATTGAACTTAAAGTAATAGATTAGCCCCACAATCCCTGGAGGCAACAGGAACAAGCAGAATTAAAGACTTTAGATATATCCAATGGCATAGCAAGGAAAAGAAATTTAAAGGGCTTAAACGTTAAATAAGGGAGGGTTAAATATGGACGTTAAGGAAGCTGTAGAAAAATATCAATGTTGTGGATGTGTTTGTGGAAGTAGTCCTAAAGATGGATGTTTTATTGTAGCAGATAATGGAACCATGGCTTGTTCAAATCATGTTGCGGGGACAAGGGAATTTGGTATCGGGAAAATCTTTCTTGGTATGCCCACAGGGTTTAACCGATTAGGACTGTTTGAAGATATGAAGATTTATCTTTTCCGTAAGTTTGAAGATAGAAGAATAAAATATAATTATTTGAATATACCTGTATGGAAATATTTAGATAAACATGGCAATACCCTTGTTCGGGGAATGTGCCCACGAGTGAATCTTCCATTTATGGATATTTTTCTTGAAAACTGTATAGATAAAATTGATTGTTATGAAATTACAAAAGAAGATCTTGATGGAATGGATTAATATTAAATAAAGGAGAGGGATGAGTATGCCTTTTCACTTGGTTGGATAGATTTTTTTCTTAAAGATAGATGTTTTGGCGGTGGTATATGTATGGTAAGAACAGAAGATTTAGAAGAAGAGCCAATAATGAGAAATTTATTATGCATATATTGGAGTGACGGGGAATTATTTGTTGAACTTTTGTTCTTCAGAATAATAGAAACATATCCAGCTGATTGGTTTATCGGGAGGGTTTAAAGATATAAGAGAAGTGCTTAATAATATGGAGGTGAAGAAATGTTAATAAAAATTTATGTATTGTTTCTCGTCATAACTTTCTTGGGAACAACGATAATTGCTATTTATAGAGGTAGAGATACTTTATTTAATGATCCAATTTCAGAACCATGGGAATTTTGTGGAGAAGGCATTACAGCATTTGTAATTGGAATGCTTTGGCCAGCAGTTCTTTTGCTTTTTCTTTTAGTTAAAGCAGTTAAATTATTTAAACAATATTATGAGAGAGAGGTAAAAAATGATTCTATTACAAAAAATTAAACAAGAAGCTGAAGCACTTGATAAGAAAAGACTTTTTGAATTAAAGATTAACAGTAATAATAATTTAACATTTGAAATTGATTCATGGGGATTGCTTTTAAAATGTAGAGGATATAATGGTTATTCGGAAATGCGTTTATCAAAATCTGACTTAATTGACTTAAGGAAAATTATAGATACTTTATTAAAGGAGGTATGATGAAATATTTTTGGACAGATGTCAAATTTTTCCTTGGCCCAACAATTTTCGCAGTAGCAATAATTATGATTGCGTCAATTCCTGTATATATTGGTGCTGGTCACCAGGCAAAGATTCTTAATGAGAAATATGGCACAGAATATACAACTTCAGATATGTTCTGGGCGGGAGAAACTATTAAAACAGTTGTTGTGGGAACTCAGCACAATATTAAACTTGATATGGAGGAGAAATAAAAGTGAAATACTTAGCGATTTTAATTTGGGTTATTTTAATGGCAATAGGGACTTATGGAGCAGTTACCGATCGACATGTTAAAACTACATCTGTATTAGTTCCAATCATAGCAACACTTGTTGCAACCCTGATTGCGATTGTTACTATATCATGGTGGAACTATTTTTGTTAAGGAGAGAGAAATGATACCAAATCCGTTTAAAGTAAATATTGAAGTATGGGATTACTCGTTAGCTAAAAAGAATTGTAAACATTGTTTTGGAAGAGGCTGGATAGGACACAACCAAAAAGGCAATAAAGTAGTTTGTAGATGTGTTGTGCGTGCTCAAAGGAAAGGGGATAAAAAGTAATGAAAATTTTAGGATGGTATTCTTTAGTAATGGTTACTCTATCTATTATTGGGGTTCCGCTTGCAGATGATAAGCCAACCAACAATTCGACAAAAGCACTTTGTATTTTATTAAATCTACCTATTTTTGTATATATCCTTTTAACTATGTTGGGAAAATAAAATGGTAATAAAATCACAAAACAGAGGGCATGATATTGAACATAAAAGAGAAGGATGGGTTAATTGTAAAACTGGGTTTGGTATTTCTGAAAACGCTCCGTGCACCTTGTGTGGCAGAAAACCAGGAGACGGTGGAATAGATCCGTGCATTGAAAAGATTATTAAAGCTTTGAATGACGGCAAGGTTGAAACCGTTGCATCTTGTTGTGGACATGGAAGGCGACCAGGCAATATAATATTGAGAGATGGTCGGGAACTAGTAATTTGTCGTAACTATGAAATCGCAAGAATAGTTGATAGGGCTTTTCCGTGTATAGCAGATGACATTCTTGTAATAAAAAGAAGAAATAGTTGACAAGTAAAAATTTATCATTTATTATATATACAACTTACTCAGTTGTGTTTGCACAGGGGAGAGGGTTGCGTCTTCTCCCCCACCAAGTTTGAAAATTGAATTTCCTGTGAGAAAGGGCTGCGGGAAGGGGGCTGGTAAGTAGCTGCGAAGGTGCTTGTCGAGTCAAGCGTAAGCTGGAGCAAAAGCCAGCCCCCAATTTAAAGGAGAAATAATGGAAAAAGGCGATACTATCTTAGTTGAGCAAGCGTGGGAAGACGAGGGCGGATACTACCATGATGAACATGCAATCATAGAGAGCATGAAGCCATTTAAGTTGCGGTTTATTAGTGTAAATAATAAAGTTAGAAAGTTTCTAAGTAGTTGTGATTTTTCTGATTTATTTGAGGAGGAGTAAATGATAACAGAACATTTTACAGTCATACCTTATGATTTATGTAAACAGATTTCAGAAGATTATGGAGAAAATATTTATATTAAACTTTGCGGTTGTTGGAATGAAATTCATTCAGTCCAAGTTTATGCCGACAAAGAACACACAGATTTGCTTGATACTTTTTGTCTGATGCCATCCGGTTATTGTGATGTTAAATACAATAAAAAGAAACCAGTAGATTGTTATGGATTAAAAGACATTCCCGAAAATGCAACGATTACATCAGCCCATTTAAACCTTCTATCAGGAAAGAAAGATGTTACAAGGCAGATAATAAGAAAACACCGGGCTATCCATCATAAAAACTTCTTTCAGAAACAAATATACGGTGTAACCAGAGGACGGCTGATTATATCATTTCTTGGGGCTTTGGTATTTTTGGCTTTCTTCTGGTTATTTGCTTGCGGATTAAAGGCGATGATGGGATGCTAACAATTGTTAAGCTAATTTTTGGAAGCCATTTATATGGTACAAATACAGAATTATCGGATAAAGATTTTAAAGGTATCTTTATGCCCACTAAAGAACAAATATTTTTAGGGAAAATTCCTAAAAGCTATCATCAAACAACAGGGAATAGTCTTTCCAAAAATACATCAGAAGATATTGATTACGAGATCTATTCTCTACATTATTTTATTGAATTAGCTTGTCAGGGTCAGACAGTTGCATTAGATATGCTACATACTCCCGAAAATATGGTTTTAGAATCTTCTAACATATGGGAAAAGATTGTATCTGAACGCCATAGATTTTACACCAAGAGCTTAAATGCTTTTGTCGGATATGCCAGGAAACAAGCGAGCAAATATGGAATTAAGGGGAGCAGATTAAATGATGCTAAAAGAGTATTAAATTTTATTGATGGCTTTTATGCATATGATAGAGATATTAAATTAAAAGAATTATGGGACGTATTACCAACAGGAGAACATATTTTTAAACAAGAACCAGATGTAAACGGAATAAGAATGTATGAAGTCTGTGGAAGGAAAGTTGGGGAAACTACAAGTTTGAGTTATTTATATGAAGTAGTTAATAACTTCTATAAAAATTATGGGGCAAGAGCAAAGATGGCAGCAGAAAACAAGGGGATAGACTGGAAAGCTATCTCTCATGCCTTAAGGGCTGCTTATCAAACCAAAGAAATATTAACTCAAAATACAATTACTTTTCCACTAAAAGAAGCAGAATATTTAAGGGCAGTTAAACAAGGGGAGTTCGATTACTCAACAGTTGTTGCTCCAAAACTCGAAGAGCTAATGTATGAAGTTGAGGAACTATCTTTACAAAGCAAGCTACCTAAAAAAGTTGATAGAAAATTTTGGGATAATTTTATAATTCAAAAAGTTGACAATTATTTATTTGAGGAGAGCCATTACAATGGTATTTGATGAAAAAAACATGAATCCGCTATTTGAAAAGATGGAAGGTTGCAAATGTCTTAAACAATTACCAGAATACCATCCAGAAAAAGACGTATTTAGCCATTTGGTACAAACAATGAGATGGGCTTTTAGGGAAAGTGATGATGTGGATCTGATATTAGCTGCTATGTTACATGATGTCGGGAAACAAGTTAATCCGTTGGGACACGCAAAAATAGCTGTTGAAATATTGGAGGGACAAGTAACCTTAAAAACCTTATGGTTAATTGAAAACCATATGAAGATTTGGCACTATGTTTTAGGTGATATGAAAAAACTGCAAAAATGTAAAGGGTTTGGAAATCATCCGTGGTTGCCAGAATTGGTTCAGCTTGCTCGATGGGATAAGCTTGGCAGGAATCCTTGTGCAAAAACTATTTATGACAAGAAAGACATTATTGATCGTTTAAATAAATCTGCCGACAAACATTGGAAGGTGATAGAATGAACAGGGAACAAGCTTATGCTATGTGTAAAAAACGTAATAATTATAATCCCATTAATAAGTATCAAGTTGTAATAAATTGGCAAGCATTTATTAATACCTTGACAGACCAAGAATTATGTTATTTAATATATAGGGAAGATAAACATTCTTATAGTGAAATAGGTCATTTCATGGATGTATCTACTACAAGAGTAGGATATATCAGTAAACAGGTTAGGAAAAAAGCAAGTAACTTTATAGAGATGGGAAAGCTCAAAAGGAAAATAAAAGGAGAGAAGTAGTATTTGCAAAGGTTTTTACAGTCATAAAAGACATTATATGGAGGGAATAGATTATTGAGAAATAGAAAATTAAATAGAAAATGTAAAAAATGCAATATAGGAATAGATGATAGAGGTGCAAGCGGTTTATGTGTAAAATGTAGCAGGCAGGGTAAGATGAATAATTTTTACGGCAAACATCATTCTTTATCAACAAGAATAAAAATGAAAGAATCTAGCAAAAAAAGAAATAGATCCTCATATTATAAAATACCTGCGACTAAAGAAATTATTAAAAAAAGAGAATTAACCAAAAAAAAGAATTGGGATAAACTTTCTACAGAAGAAAAACATAAAAGATTGTATAAATTTATAAAAGCTGGCAAAAAAAAGAAGGGAACAAAAATAGAAAAAACTATTGAAAAAGTATTGGATGACATTGGCATGGTTAAAAACATTGACTACAAAACAAATGTTTATATTGGCGGGTTTAACGTTGACTTTCTTATACACGATGAATTTATTGTAGAATGTTATGGTGATTATTGGCATAAAAATCCAAATCAGTACAATGAAGAAAAAGATATTTTAAAAAGAAATAAAGATATAGAAAGAAAAGAATTTTTAGAAAATCTCGGTTATGAATTTATTAGTTTTTGGGAAACAGATATTATTAATAATTTAGATTTAGTTGAATCTAAGCTAACAAAATTTTTCAGAAGTTATATTAATCTATTTGAATGGGAGAGTTGCTAATGTTTATTATAAAAGAAGAAAACATGACAGTTCCTTTGAAGGTATTTTCTGAAAAAGATTTTATTGAAGAACAATGTTTAGAACAAATGAAAAGAGTTAGTTCTTTGCCGTTCCTGCACCGCCATGTTGCTTTAATGCCAGACGGACACTGGGGTATTGGTGCCAGCATAGGTTCAGTTGTGGCAACGGTAGGAGTGGTGGTTCCCTCTCTCGTAGGTTGCGATATAGCTTGCGGGATGTGTGCCGTTAAAACATCTTTAACAGAAATAGATACAGAGACTCTTAAAAAGATAATGTCAGAGATTAGAAAAGCTATTCCTGTTGGGTTTAAGCATCACAATGTAGCACAAAATGAAGATTTAATGCCAGATATGAAAAAAATATTTTTAGACTGGATGCCAACAATTAGAACAGAATATAGATCTGCACTTAAACAATTGGGGACTCTTGGCGGAGGCAATCACTTTATTGAGATACAAAAAGGTGACGATAATCATATCTGGATTATGATACATTCGGGAAGCAGAAATCTTGGATTAAAAGTTGCAAAACGTTATAATAAAGTTGCTGTCGAATTAAATGAGAAATGGTTTAGTAGCGTTCCCAAAAAATGGGAGTTAGCTTTTTTACCACTAAATAGTATAGAAGGACAGGCATATTTGAGAGAAATGAATTATTGCGTAGAATTTGCTTTAGCTAATAGAAAATTAATGATGGATAGAATTATAAATATATTCGCTAACTATTTTGGCAATGGAACTGCCTTCATAAACTGTGAAATAGGGCAAGACAGAACAGATATTAAAATATTTGAAACAGGCGAAATGATAAATATAGCTCATAATTATGCTGCTATGGAAAATCATTTTGGTAAAAATGTAATGGTTCACAGAAAAGGAGCTACAAGAGCATACAAAGGGGAGACAGGGATCGTGCCAGGTTCACAAGGCACATCCAGTTATATCGTAGAAGGGCTGGGGGATAAAGAGAGCTTTAAGTCTTGTTCTCATGGTGCTGGCAGAAAAATGGGTAGGAATGACGCTCGCAGAAATCTTGATTTGGAAAAAGAAATAAAACTATTGAATGATAAAGGTATTATCCATAGTATCCGTAGCGAAAAAGAACTTGATGAAGCACCAGGAGCATATAAAGATGTTGAAACCGTAATGAAGAATCAAGCAGACTTAGTAAGGATATTGGTCAAGCTAAAACCATTAGCAGTTATAAAAGCATAGGAGGCTTCAAATGATTTATAAATTAATAAAAAACAAAGAATTTATAGGTAAAGAATATTTAGAGCTTGTAGCATATGAAAGGTCAGGGGAAGAAGTGGCTTCTATTCTCACAAAGATGTTTAAGGCAAGATATAAATTAAAATTTGATTTATATGGCTATGAATGTTGTAAGGATAGTATAGATGAATAAAACAAAACTATTAGAACAAAAAGATTTTATAATAAATGAATTAAAAAGAACTTTAATTCTTTGTTTAATAAATGATAGAAGTAAAATATATGGTTATGGAGAGAAAAGGATTTTTGATAATAAGATACCGCCTGTTGGGCAAAGATGGCTAACCCCAAGAGAAATTGTAAAACAAACTTTAAAAGAATTGGATAAGGAGGTATAATGTCAAAAGGAAGCAAAGTAGGTAGAATGAAAATAAAAAGTAAATCATACAAAGATAGAGGAATCAGATTAATGAATAAGTTAAAGAAATTCAGGAAATATAATATTGCTAAAGATTTATCCGATAAAGAAAAACAACAAAAGGTAAATGAGTTTTTAAAAATACAGGAGAACAGGAGGAAGTAATGGATAATTCGGGAGCATCAAGTGGCGGGGGAATTTGTTTTGCAGGACTATTAGGAATAGTATTTATTGTGCTAAAGCTATGTGGAGAAATAACTTGGTCATGGATATGGGTATTAAGCCCATTGTGGTTACCAGCAGTTGTGTTTTTCTGTTTAGCATTAGGATTTTTAATAGTAGCAAAAATATGTAGTTAAGGTTTGGGGGCTGGCAGGGTTCCCCATTCCTGCTCCACTGTCTTCGACCATACAAATATGTCTCCAGTATTCTTTCCAACACAACAGCCCCCAATTAATTTAAAGGAGAAATAATGAGTTGGATAAAACCTTATGCATCAGGTGGTTATCAAGCAGTAAAGAAAAAAACATGTAATTGTTCCAAATGTAGAATTGAAAGAATTTTATGGAAAATCAATTATAATAAAAAATTAGAATATTTAAAACATTGTGATGAGATATATAAAAAATATAATAGAATTCTTATACAGAGAAATCCAGAAAGGGGATAAAGTGAAAACAATACCATCTTATGGGAAAATTTTAACACTTGGATCGCATAGAACCGAGAATGCTTTGGTTGGTAATATAATTATTCAAGAAAAAGTTGATGGATCGCTATTTGGCGTAGGCATAAACAAAGATGGTGAATTGACAATGCGTAGCAAAGGCGTGATTATCCATCGTGAGCATATCAATAATATGTTTTTTAAAGCAGCAAGTTATATTTTATCCATAGAAAATACTATTTTATCATATCCTCCAAACACATATTTCTATTTTGAATATTTACAAAACCCAAAACATAATGTATTATGCTATGAGAGAGTCCCAACCAATAATCTTGTTTTATTTGATGCTACATTTAATGGAAAATACTCAGACAGAGAATCTTTGAAAACAATTGCACAAAATCTAAATGTCGATATTGTCCCACAATTATTTGAAGGTGAAATACCAAGTGATGTAGAAAATATCGATTTTCTAAAGAATTTTTTTGAAACCGATAGTTATTTGGGTAATGAAAAAATAGAAGGTATTGTTATCAAGAACTACGAACAAGATGTATATATCGGAAGTAGACTATACCCTTTATTCACTAAATATGTTAGGGAAACATTTAAAGAAAGACATAATACACAATGGAAAAAAGAATCTATAAAAGCTTCTATCCAGACATATATAACTACTTTTAGAAGTGAAGCACGTTGGCAAAAAGCTCTCCAACATTTAAGAGAACAAGGATCAATTATTGGAGAGCCTAAAGATATAGGCGGCTTAATCAAAGAAGTAAATAAAGATATACTCTCTGAAGAAAAAGAAAATATTAAGGAAGAATTATTCAAATTTGTAATTAAGGATATTTTAAGAAATGCTACCCATGGGTTGCCCTATTGGTATAAAGAATTATTGGCTAAAAAAAATGATGAGGAGAAATAATGGCTAAAAAAATGAAACTTTCAAGAAAAGACGCTGTAAAAAACTTTTGTTTAGAATGTTGCAATTGCCAGCCAACAATAGTCAGAGGATGCACAGATTATTCTTGCCCGCTCTATCCTTTCCGACTTGGAACGCCAGATCCAGAAAACTATGTATACCTATCCCCTCGGAACCGTCAAAAAGACATCTGAGATATGTTTTTCACAATTTTAAGCAACTTTTAGAGTAGGCATGGGATGGTAGTATTAAACAAACAATAAAATCGCTAATTTTTTAAAAAAGAGGTTCTTAGATGAATATGATGGAAAAAATAAAATGTGAAGTTTGTGGATGTTATTTTTATATAGAAAAAAACGAAAATAGGAATATTAAATATAGGAATAACAAAAAATGTCCATCTTGTAGAGCTTCGGTTCCATTGTGGTCAGAAGAAGATATTGAAAAATTAAGATTTTTACGCAGAAACACACATGATTCATTGGACACAATTGCTAAAAAACTTGGCAGGACAAGAGAGGCTTGTAGCAATAAGCTTATTAGGATGAGGGTAAGAAAAAATAGACTTAAAGAATATAGAAGAGCAAAATGTGTGCTTTGTGGGGAAGAACGTGGAAGATATACTGCGAAGTGGGCAAGAAAATTAGAAAATAAATTTGTATGTGCTGGCTGTAGAGAAGCTTTTGGTAAAATAAAAAGAATAGATGATGTTATATTTATAAAAATAAATAAAGATTTGTATTATCCATTACATTATCTTATTTGGTTATTAAATAAAAAAAGTTTACCCTACAGAGGGATTTTAACACATTTAGAAGAAAAAGATAATAATGATATTAGTAATTTAGTAATATTACCAATAGAAGGAGAAGATAATGATTAACTTAGAAACACAGAAGAAGCTGAAGAAGTTAGGGATATTTAAACGGGACTGTTGTATACCTAAAGAAATATCAAGGTTTAAGGGCTGCCCGTTTTATGTTTTACCAGTAGCCAAAAGACCAGATATGCTTAGAATATCTTGTAATAAATGCCAATATCTTCTCCCCGACCCAACCACCGATAAATTGATTGAGGCGATAGATGGGAGCAGAAGGGCTAAGTGGGGTATAGAAAGACAAAAAGAAAATGGTAGCTGGTTAGTGTGGTTTGAAATATATATGGGAAAATCAATAACTGCGAAGGGGAGGCAGATATTGCCAGGGAATAATCTTAAAGAAGCCCTTGCAACTGCCCTCATCTGGCTATATGAGAAAGGAGAATAATGGATAAAACATATTGTGAAAACTGTGGGAGTAAAGTTTATGGCGGTCATTGTGTTAATTGCCACGAAGAAACATATATTGCAAGGCAAAATTATCAGAACGATGACCGAATAAGATTTTCTGACAAATTTAATAAAAAATTAACCGAGCAGGCCAAAGAGGCCAAAATAATAAGGGAGAAAAATGGAAGATAAATTGAGGTCATGCCCGTTTTGCGGCAAAGAAGCGAAATTAAGCAAATCAAAACAATGGAAGCCATCACCACCAGAATCAAGATGGGGTGGGTATACGCTGTGTGATGCATGGTGTGTTTTTTGTAAATCCTGCCATGGAAAAACCTCTCACAAGAAAAGCAAAGAAATTGCTATAAGGGCTTGGAATAACAGGAATGGGTCAATTGATAATTAATTTGAGTATGGAAAGGGAAAATAATGACAAAACTAAAATTAGTAAGTATTAATAGCAAGAATAAGAAGAAAGAAAATCCATTAGATACAAGGAAACATGAAATCATTATAAGATATAACCAAAACACAGAACAAGTAGAATATGATATTACCACAAATTCTCCGATAGCTACTTTAGTTGGAGCATTAATGGCAGTTATAAAATTACTTTTGGAGGGCGAGTAATTCATATTTGAAAAATTTACTTAACCATTTTGCAGCAGTATCAATATCACTAACAACTTTTGTGGCTTTATAAGTAGTCCAGTTCTGCTTTTTACCTTCTTTTATGTTGGGGGCAATTACAACAATAGGGATTTTAACACAATAATGAGCAAAAGCGAATTCAAACCATGTGCCAGTAGTAGGATTATCTCCTGTTAAAACTATTATTGCATCGCTATTTTTTATTGCAAGCTCATCTCTGGCAACTATTTCGGACATTTCGAGACCTTCATATCTTTCAACAGCTATATCACCATCAATGGTTTCTATGCAATCAAAAGGATCAAAGACAGTAAACCCTTCAGCCATAAGCCGAGATTCGGCATGTGCTCTTTCAAGTAAAACCTCGTTAAAATTTCTATCTTCCATACTTCCTGATAAATAAATATTAACCATTTAATATCTCCTTTTGTATTTCTGGATGTTCAGCTAAAAATGTATATAGTTTTGGTCTACCAACAGCTATTTTTTCATCTTTATAAGTATAAGTCATACCATTAAGTTTTATAGATCCGTTTATTGTCCCACCTTCTATTAAATCATTTATTTTGTCTACCCCTTTGCCATACAACAAACACATTTCAGCGGTTTTCCCTTCTCCCCCCAACCCTTTTATTATTTTTACCCTACACCTTGAACCTACTGGTGTTTTTTTATCATTCTCCGAAATTAATGTTTTGACTTTTCTTAAATCAAGCCTAACAGTTGAAAAGAACTTTAATGCCCTCCCACCAGGCGTGTCTTCTGGATTCCCAAACATAACACCTATCTTGGTGCGAAGTTGATTGATACAAATCATCGTAGATCCTGTTTGGCTAACAACGCTTGTCAGCTTTCTTAGTGCTTTGCTTACTATTCTGGCTTGCAGACCCATTTGCTGATCATCCATAGAACCCTCAACCTCTGCTTTAGGGACAAGGGCTGCAACCGAATCAATGGCAAATAAAGAAACGTCTCCGCTTCTCAAATACATTTCTCCTATTTCTAAAGCTTCTTCCGCATATTCTGGACGTATTACTAATAACTTGTCTGTATCAACTCCACATTTTTTAGCATATTCTGGGAAGAATCTAAATTCCGTATCTGCCAAAACGACCGTTCCGTATTTTTGTGCTTGAACAATTATATTTAATAATAGTGTTGATTTACCACAAGCAACATTACCAAAGATTTCAACTATACAACCTTTTGGTAATCCACCATCTGTTAAAATGTTATCAATTGCTAAAATACCAGTTGGCAAAACTCCATAATTATTTAACTTAGATGCTTTTATTACTTTTGTATCTCCATATTTTTTCTTAACATCTTTTGTAACTTCTGCTATAGTAGACATTTTATCCTTTCCTATTAAAATAAAACCTTTTTGCATGTTTACATAAATGGTTTAAGTTTAAATTCTTTATAAAACAATTATCACATCTTGTATTTTCTACTCTCCCCGCACAATTAATAGTTCTATCAAAATAATATATGCAGTCTTCTTTACAATTTTTATTTAAAGTATTTCCATAACATTTACGTTTTACCTGGTTTTCTGAAAGTTCAAAACATTGTTTAATCAATTCGCAAATTATAAAAATACCATTATTTTTATTAATTATTGTTTTTTTAGGTACTGTTTTATTATCCATTTATATCTTTTCTTCCTATATTTGCTAAATATTTTTTTGGTAAATCTCCTCTATCTTCCATAAACTGAAAACTATCTCCATCCCACCATAAAGGAATACCGCCTTCCCATTCTCCATTTCTTTGTTTGTCACAGTATAGAATAGCATCAGGTTTTTCTTTTATGGTATAGTCGTCTTTGCCCTGCTCTATATCTCTTTCCTTCTTTTTGTTTCTCCACAATGAGAAAACATTATCAGCTAAATCTGTTATAGCACCAGTCCCTTTAACATCCATTTTATCTACTACTTTATCAGATGATTCCTTTTTTCTTGAGTGTGCGACAAGATGAATATGGCAATCGTGAAGTGTCTTAAAATCACACAACTTATCAATAAAATCTTTTTGCCCTCTGTAATCGTCTTCGGCTATTCCACACTTCATCAAGCTGTCAATTACAAAATGTCTTATCCCATAACGCCTACGAGCATATAAAAAAACATCAAAAATCCTGCTTGATTTAGCTGTACCGACTAAATCGAATATCCATAATTTCTGGTATAACCATCCGAAGCTATCAGATATTTCTTCTGTTGACGGATCTCTTAATGTTGTTATTTGCCTAATAAGCCTATAAAGCAAAGAAACTGGTTTCATCTCCAAGGATGCCATACAAATTTTTTCATCTTGCTCCATTAATGAAAGAACAGTTTGCCCAAGAATTTGGCTTTTACCTGACCCACTCAAACCAGTCCATATAGATAGTTCGCCTCTGGCCAATCTAATACGATTTTTTACCTTAACAAATGGGAGACAAGCTCCTTCCCTAGCTTCATCAGTATTATTGAATTTATTTACAACATCTTCATAAAAGGTAATTGCTTCTTTAAGTTCAGCGGGATCATCTGGTTTAGCAGCCATAAACACTTTATCTATATCTGATTTAGAAACACCTTTCTGTAAACATTCATTTATGTCTTTATAGGGTAATTTTACTATTAAACACCTGTGCCTCCCAAGCCTCGTAACTAATTCACTTAAACCATCTTTACCTGCTTTATCACTATCAAAACAAATATAAATATCAGAGAATCGTTCAAGACGTGAATAGTCATTATCTATCCATTGATGATTTTCGGCTCCGTATGGAACAGACAAAGCAGGATAACCATATTGGAATGAAGTTGCGGCATCAAGTTCACCCTCACAAATAACAATTTTGCTACAATCATCATCTATCGCTTGCCAGCCAAATAAACATGGCTCTGCGTTTATTGATGTTGAAATTATTTTCTTACCATTAGATCTGCCAAGCTTTAACCTCTTTACATTTATAAGTTCACTTTCCCTGAGATAAGGAAAGATAATTTCTGTATCATCTTTATTCGCTCTAATCTTATATGCTTCTAAGCTTTCTTTTGTTAGTTTACGTATTTGTGTCAGATATGTTAGGACTTTGCCCTGTGGCTTACTACATGAAAACTTTACTGGTTTAACATATCGTTTTTTTGAGTAATGATAAAAGCTATTATCCTTTATTCCTAAATAACTTTTAATTTCTTTAATAACATCTACGGTTGTTAAGTTTTTAACAGATTTCCATAAATCAACTAAATCGCCTGAATCACCAGTAGCGAAATCAGACCAGATACCTGCTTTGGCTCCACTTAAATGAATTTTTAAAGATTTACCTGCACCACCATCTATTGAACCAACGCACCATTCATTCCCAACACGTTTACCACGAGGCAATAAATATGATGCTACGTTTTCAACATCAATAGCAAGCCTTTCCGACAATTCTTTAATATCCATTATAGCAACCCCCTAAATCTATCATCTTCTGGATCTGCTGATTGTTTCATTTTGATTACCAACTGAGTAAATTGTTTTTTAAGCTTCTTAGCTGACAGGATATTACCTTTCCAGAAATTATCTTTCTGGCACCATTCCATAACTTTCTCTATCTCTTCTTCGGAGCGTCCATCTTTCTGCATGAGTTTGTCGATAGTTACCGACCACGAAGAGAAATTAGGCTTCTTTGCTTTACTGTCATTTTGTTGAATCAATGAGAATAATTTTCTGCTAAGTTTTTCACTTGCTGGAGAAAAAGTTGGACTAGGATTAGGATTAGGATTAGGATTAGGATTAGGATTAGGATTAGGATTAGGATTAGGATTATAGCAATTTTCTTCAGTAGTGGGCAACTTTGGCAAAGGCTGGCAAAGAATGTTATCAGGTGGCATAGGAGTTTTTCTTCTATGCCTAGTGGGTTTCCCTTCAGCCGTAACTGCATATTTAGCGTTATGCTTATTAAATGATTTAAAAACAGAATATTGTCGATCTTCGTCTTCCCATGTTGACAGGATGCCTTTAACTATTAATTCTTCTTGCCATTTTTTAACATCTGAAATTTTTATACTCTCTTGTAAGGGATAACAAATTCCTTTAACTATTGCTGGTGTTGATTGAAAGCATCCATAATCATCAGACAATAAAAGTAATCGGTAAAAGTGCCTCTCTGCATAGACAGATAGCTGATTAAAATTTGGCGAAGTTAAAATACATTCTTTGATTATTCTGTTTGGCATTTTACCAACTCCTTGTTTCCGGTCTTTTAATCCAATTCCAACAAATACCACAAAAGTATGATAATGCTTTTCCTGGATCATTGTATTTTGTCAAACAAGCTAAAATCATAGCATCTTTAACTTTTTGGGTAGGTAATAATTTAAGAAAGCGTTTAGCCGATATTTTGTTAAATTTATCTGTAAGGGTTTTATCTGGAAAATTGTCGGAGAATATTTTATTGATTGCTTGAATCCCAACCTCATATTCTTTCTCTTGTCGTTCAATAAGACGATTGAAATCTTTTAATTGCTTTCGTTTCTCTTTAAGGAGTTCTATATTGTTATTAATACCAGGAGGGGTATTACTTAATAAATGTTTTCCTTTGCCACGATTGCAATCAAAGCAAGCAGTTATATAATTATCCATACTTTCTACCCCTTCTTTTGATTTAGGGATTATATGATCTAATTCAAGGACAACGGCAGGGGGTGTCCGCCCGCAATACTGACATTTGAAGCCATCACGTTTAAATACTTCAAATCTTGTTTTTTTTGATATGGACATCTTTTCTCCTTAATTTTTCTCCTGTTTATATCGTACAATCTAATACAAAATGGTTGTTGGTTTTTTAAACGTTATTTCTAAAACCTTTTACCGCCAACTTTTCTGTCTTCTTCAGGGAAGAGTTCTTCATCGGTTGCATATATGCTTTCCTCTTCTTTTTGTGAATTGTCGGATGAAATAGCTTTAAGGAGTTTCGGATGGGTAGAAACAACTAATTCAATAATATCATCCCATGCAAAGTCTTTCTTGTTTTCATATAGAAAATCTTTAAATTCACCGACAAGTTTTACAGATGCTTTTAATGCACACTGCGATTCTATTGATTGTTGTGTGTCGGGAGAGCTTTTAAGAATGGTACCTGTTGATTCCTTTATCGATTGTGGCTTTGGTTTATCGGATAAATCAACAACTGATTGGACTGTTTTCCATTTGTCGTCTACGTGTGAAATTTCAACATATGAATCTTTCATTGAAAGAAGTTCTGCTGCTAAATCAGCGTCCCAAACAGGAAATTCATTATCGTATTTATCAATAAGTTTATGATATTCTTTACCTTTCGCAGATGTAACATTTTTAATATCCTTAACAATAATTTTCTTCTTTATTTCGCTCATTTTATCCTCCTAATAGATTGACTTATTATATATTACCATAATATTACTTAAGTTTCTTCTTTAAATTATAAATGCATCGACAATATTTAAACATTTCAAAATGTAATTTCATATTTCCTACAACTTTTTCTTCAAATCCTTCGGTTTCGTCCCTCCCGATTCTAAGTATTCTGGCACCATCAACTGCATATCCATTTTCCGTCAACAGATTATGATAAGCCGATAACTGGTGAAGCATCTCTGAATAAATTCCTTTTCCTGTTTTAAAATCTACTAACCATTTTTCTCCATCTAATTCACAATATAGATCTATTTGGCCGCCATATTGGTATTTTTCTGAAACCAATGATTCTTCGACTAAAATTGGAACCACTTTATGCGATTTTTCCCAATTATAAAAACTAATTAATGCATTCTCTGCTTTATCTATATTTTGTTTAGAATATTCAGATACGTCTAACATTGTATTTGAGCAATGTGCTTGTATCATTGCATGTGCGAGTGTCCCAATGTCTGCTTTTTCATCTCTATATTTTGTTGAGTCTATCCCTTGTAGGCCAAGATTATTTGCCCATTTTACGAGTGCTGGTTTATTTAACACTCCGAGAATTGTTGTAACTCCTGGTACAATTTTATTATCTTTGTTGCGGTACCTTTGATGTGCCTTAACTTTTTTTGTTGCCATTATTCCTCCTCTATTTTTGTATACTTAACATTATTAAAATCAACTGCACATTCTTTGCCGTTAGCATCTAATACCATGCATTTGCCAAAAATGGAGATGGGGTGTACTTCTGTTTTTGTTCCTTTAATCTTTTCTAAAATGGTTAAAATATAAACTGCTTGGTCAATTGCTTCATCTAAGGCATTTTCTAAAAGTTCTTCTAAGCCCATATCTAATAGGTCTCCACCATGTTTCGATTGCCCACGCCTATATTTTGAGTCAACCAACTCTAAAAGCTTATATTTAATTCTTTCTAAATGTGATTCTTGTTGCGTATCCATAATTTCTCCTTATAAATTGGTTGGGACGGGAGGACTTGAACCTCCATAAGCTTGCTTCCAAAGCAAGTGCATTGCCATTACACTACGTCCCAATATTTGTATCTAAGGTTTTACCACCCAATGCCCCCAATTAGCCCCGCCATTTGATAGCCACGATGCTACTGCTATATTGGCTTCGGGATCAAAGATGCTTGCTCCTGCCCAACCTGCCTTGGCACTTCTACCTTCCCAATATCTTGCTAAATGCTGGAATAAACCGCTTGCAGATGAGTTTGGGTTCTTAGCGGTTGGATTACCTCTGCTTTCACCTTGCATAACCGATAAAGCGTTATTAACATATTCTGGTTTGAAATACTTTTTTACCAACGGTCTCCATTGCTCTACTCCTTGCGTATAAGTTTGAGTATTCGTTTTAGTAGTGATTCTTTTGGTAGCTCTTGATACGTTGTTAGAGTTGAGTTCGTGAAGTCGAGTATTATTGGTTTCTTCTTTCTCAATCTGTCTCTCCAATGCTTCAATAGTTTCACCTCTTTCCTGATTTTTTTTTGCTGTCTTCTGAGCTAATTCTCTCCATGCATCCAATCGTTCTTGTGATACCTCTGTTACAGGATTATAGTTTATATATAGTTTTGGTGTATCTATTGGAGGTGCCATCTTCCATATAAATAAATGAGTTAAAGCATAAATAATTACTGCAAGTGTAATATATTTTATAAATCGATTTTTATTATTCATCTTTTCTCCTTAATGTAATTTTAAATTGTTATTTTTCATTAATTCGCTCATTAACACTCTATAACTTTCGTCCCCCTTAGATTTGGTTTCTTTAGATGGTTTTAATATTTTTGTTTGAGATGACATTATTAATGCAAGGCACGAAGAAACCACAGAAAATAATTCCTTGGCTTTAAGCATAAAATAAAGCAATAATGCAATTGTTGTAAGTTGTAATATAACAATAAAGATTAAAATTTCATTACCTCCTTAATTTAATCGTCTCTCAATTATAACATATTAACAAAAAAAGTAAATATTTTTTAATTTTTTTTAAATTATATGTATAAATGTGTTATAATAGAAGTAGGGAAAGATGTGGGGTAGAATTAAAAGTTCTTTAAGGGCGTTTCTACAAGAATCTTTGGCGGGGAAGATTAACAATAGATTATAGGAGAGAGGATGCCTTCAGTAACATCACCATCTGGCGTTACCTTGAGAGTCAGAGACGGTAACGAAAAGAAATTTTATCAAAATAAAGTTGAAATGTATGGCAAATATAATCTTGAACATCACTCCGATTTGGATATGTTAGATCAATTGCTATATTTAATGTTGTTAAGTTATAGGTGGATGACAGCCATTGCTGATGCAGATAATGAAAAAGAAGAAAAAAAAGTAGAAGATCTTCCAGCAAAGGTTAAGAGTAATTCAACAGAGATACGTCAAATATTGGATTCTCTACAATTGTCTGCTAAAACAAGGCAATCAGAAAGAGAACATGATAGCGTTAAAAATTATATTAATTTATTGCTTAAAAGAGCTAAAGTTTTTAAGAAAGTTAAAGATAGAAAAACCATTAAAGCCATAGAGAATATGGCTAAAATGAGTGCCATGTTGAGGATGCGTAGAACCTGTGACAATGATGAAAAAGATTATTTAGGATTACACCCAAAACAAATTCTAGATAAATTTGAATCCTTAATAACTGAATATAAGGAAATTGATGAGAAGTTTAAGGAAAAGCAGAAAACATGGTGGATGGAAGAAGAGGAATAGATCTGTGGTGCCCGAACATAACCCACACCTGGGGTAAAGGGCTTGCCAGTTGGGTATACACTTGCGATAGTTTCTGCTTAGAAACGAAAGTAGGCTAAAGACTTCTGGTATAGGCTGTTCTGTCGTAAATCTACATACATATGAGCAGGGTCGGCGGGACTTGGGAAGCAAGCAAAAATCTTTCCCCACAGAATGATTTTGGAGGGATAGTGTTAGAACCACTTTCAGTAGAAGAAGAAGCATTATTAGATATTTTAACTGATCCAATAGATTTTCCAGAGTTCTTTTGGAAAGATAGGGACGGGGTAACCCCATACAGGGTATATGATTATCAGTATGAATACACGTTGGATATACCGGATAAGGCATACGCCAATGCCAGGAGTGTTGGAAAAACGGAATCGATTATAAGAGATGCTTCTGTTCTACCTTTTACACCTGGTGAAGAAACATTAATTACGGCTCCACAAGAAATTCATTTAAAACCATTAATGGAAAAAATTGTTGATAGATTAAACGAAGTAAGAATTACAAGAGAATTAATTAAAAGACTTGTACGTAAACCAGACTATATGCTTGTTTTTCATACCAGAGCAAAAATATTCGGTAGAATTCCTGGTATAAATGGAACCAATGTCCATGGTATGCATACTAAAAACATTAAGGTAGACGAGGCACAAGATTATCTGGCTGAAGGCTGGGCCGAACTAAGAGAGTGTTTAAACCCAGGCAAGGATTCAAGATTTGTTATATATGGCGTACCGAATGGTGTGAGAAATACTTTTTATAATTTAACTAAAGATAAATCTTGGAATCATTATATTGTGACAGCTATGCACAGAGCACATTGGGGAAAAGCAGAAAGAGAATCTCGTATTGCTTTTTATGGTAGTCGTAGAAGCCCTGATTACCTAAGACAGATCTTAGCAGAACATGGCAACCCCGAAAACCCGATGTTCCCACATGAGCAGTTTATGAAATGTTTAGATGTCGGGACAAAGGGAGCAAACGGTAGATATGATAAATATAAACCTACTATAACTAAAGATTATGTTTATTTGCGGATATTAGCTGAAAACTTAAACAATATGCCATTAGCTCATTTTTTAAGATTACCAGATAAGCATAGAAAATATAAAAATGTTTGGATAAGTATAGATTGGGGTCACAATATAGACCCTACTGAAATTTTAGTTTGGTCAGATGAGATAAGAGAAGGCCAGCAGAAGATAAGATTAATTGCCAGAATTCATGCAGAAAGATTAACAGATCCGCAACAAGTGGATTTAGCAAATCTTGTTTATGCTTTTTATTATAATACTGCTGGTGTTGCAACCGATGCAACTGGTAGAGGCGGATCTCTACATCAAATGTTGCAATTAAACAAGAAGCTTTTAAAAATTCTTGATCCTTTAGTTATGAATGAAAAGATTGAGATTGGCGAAGACCTGAAAACTGGCGATCCGATAAAACGTCCTACAAAAGATTTTGCTTTTGAATGTTTACAAAACTTAGTTATGAATAATGAAATAATATTACCTTATGATGACGAGATTGTTACAGATTGGTTGGCCCATAGAGAAAGAGCTTTAGGTTCTGGCAGAAAAGAGTATGTTTGTGACGGGAGATATTCTGACCACACGCTTACATCGGCTGCTTGTATGGCTTTCCAAAGAGAAATTCGCAGAATCTATGGTTTATCGGATTTTAAAAAGACTATAATTCCTCAAGGTTTTTGGATGTCAAATCATCAGACATTAGGAGCATACAGTGGATAATATAGAAAAACAAAGAAGAGTTAGTGCATATGATAGATCTGATTCAAAAAAGGAATTTATGGAAATAATTAAGGAATGGCAGGAGGATAAAAGTGGGAGAGGCACTGCTAAAACCATCAAAGAGATTGAGAGTAGCAAAGGGAAATCATAAACCATATTCTAAGTCTTATAAAAGTTTCTTATGGAAAGAAAGCGAAAGGCAGTTGGGGGATTTTATTCTTGCACACGATGATCCTCATCCAAGTTTTTCAAGTGCAGTTTCATCAAGAGGTCGTGTCGGACACATAACTGGTCTCGGTTTTGACGGTATTACTAAAAAATTTGTTTGGGAAAATAAGAAAAGAGAAAAAGCCCCTACTTGGTTAATAGAGCCAATTGTGCAAGTGCTTGAAAAAGCATCTGCAAATGGATTAGATGGAATACTGTCTTTAGATATTCAACAAGAATTAAAAGAAAATAAGCTTTCTATGAAAAGATTACCAAGATTATTTATTTTAACAGATCAAACATTAGCTATGTTATTAGATCTTGCAAGGGAGATAGATGGATAAAAAGAAAAAGGATTCTAAAAAGAATATTGTAAAAGGTTCTAATGTTGATATGCGGTCTTTTACTCCTACAAAATTTAAACAAGCAAACAAAATGAGTGTATGGGATCAGATGAAGCAATCAGGGACTTATTTTGCTACAGATGGTGTTGTCCAAAATATTTTTCTTACTCAAATAGCATTAGGAACTAAGCGTTTCACGCATAGAACAAAAAAAGATCCTAAAGATACTATAAAAAAAGTTTTTGATAATATTGCTCTTGATCTTGATTTAGCCCATTTTTTTAAATGTTTTTATCTGGCTAGTCTAATATATTCTAATCTTTGGATTGTTGAGATGTGGGGAGAAAAGAAATATTATTTTGGCAAAAAACCGAGAATGCTAAAGGTTCCCATTGGATTAACATTAATTGATCCTGTGAGCGGTAGGATAATCGGGTCTATTCTTGGTCAAAAAAATAAATTAGGTCTGAAGGTTTCCAGAAGTGAAAAGGATCTTTACAATCAAGAAGCTCTTGCTGAAATCAATAACAAATATTTATATCCTATTTTTGAGGGGGAATATAAACCCAAAAAACTTCGAGATCAAGGAATGGCTGTTGGCGAAACAATATTAGGGTTTCATGAAGAAAGTGCTTCTTATTTTAATTCAATTGGATTCGATTGGGAAAGATATGCTACTCCAAAACTTTGCGGTGTATTTGATGCATTACAGAGAAAGAGAAAATTACAAGAAGCTGATTTTGCTATTTTAGACGGAATAATTAACACTATTTATTTATTCAAACTGGGTACAGATGAATTCCCTGTTGAAGATGGGCAAGAACTTACTAATTTTAGAAACTTGCTGGCTAATCCAGCTAAGAACTTCGGTCTTGTCTGGAATCATAGGATTGAGTTACAAATAGAGTGTCCCGATTCTGGGCTTCTAACAGATAGTAATAAATATTCTACTGTTAATAATGAAGTTAGAGAAGGGCTAGGATATTCATTTTTGTTAACGGATTCTAAGGGCAGACGTGATGTTGAAAAGCTTGTTAAAATCTTTTGTGAAATTGTTGAATTGGAAAGAGACGAAATCGCTCGTTGGGCAGAGGATAGATTGTATAAAAGAATAGCTGAAAAAAATAATCTTCCAACATATCCTTCAATTAGATTCAGTCAAATAAGTCTTGCCATAGATGATGTTTTGAAAACATTTATTGGATTATTTTACGATAGGGGATTGGTTTCTAAGCATACAGGTATGGGTACAATGGATTTAGATTATGACGAAGAACTAGAATTAAAGAAAAGTGAAAAAACAGATGATAAGTTTTTTGTTGTTCCAGAGCTACCATTTTCAAAATCAACTCCTGGCACTCCAAGCAACAGGGATACGGATGATGAAAAGGTAGACGTCAAAGAAACAAGTCTTAAAGCAGTGCTGGGGAATTTCTTAGATAGTTTAGATGCTAAATCCAAAGAACTATTAGTGAAAGGGCTTATAAATGGAAGAGAAGAATAGGGATGGAAACGGTAGAATTACTATAAGAGAATGTTTTGATGAAATAATTAAACAAGGGAATCAACTTACAGAATTAAAAATAGTTTTAGTTGGTATAAAAGAATCTTGGGGTAAGAGGGAAGATACATGTCCCAAGGAAATAGATATTAAACGTTTGCAAGATAGTATGGGCTATCTAAAGATAGGCAGAGATTCCGATAAAATATCAATGGAGAAATTTGATAAATCTCTTGAAGAGGTTAAGTATGCTGTTACAGGATGGAAAGCCAATCTTAAGCTTTTTGCTTTTATTGTGTCGGCATCTGGCATATTCGCATTTGTTTTTTCTAAATTGGGGGTCTAATGGAGAGAGCCGAAATTATTAATAGATTTGACGTTTGGATATATAAACAGAAAGCTGTTTCTCTTATAAATAATATAAAAACATTTCATAAAAACAAAGTTGAGATTTCTTTACAAAGAGATTTCTCAGGAGATAAATTTTTAGGCATTGATAGATTAATCTTACTAAGCAATACATTGGAAAATAAAGAAGCGAGGCAATGACCGCAGGAATTTATAGAATTTTAAATACATATAATGGCAAAATATATATTGGTAGTGCGATTAATGTTCCCAAGAGAATATCAAACCATCGTCATTGCCTTAAAAAAAAATAATCACATAAATAAACACCTACAAAGTGCTTTTAATAAATATGGGAAGGGAGCATTTGAGTTTAGTGTGCTTGAGACCGTTCAGACACTAAAAGAATTAATCCCATTGGAACAGCGGTATATAAACTCACTCGCTCCCGAATACAATATTTCTCCAACGGCTGGGAATAATCTGGGGATAAAACACTCGGAACAAACTAAAAGGAAAATGAGTAAAGCTCACAAGGGCATGAAATATTCAGAAGAAACACGAAGAAAAATAAGTGAAGCATTAAAGGGCAGAAAACTTTCAGAAGAACATAAAAGGAAATTGAGTGAAGCCCATAAGGGCAAAAAGCACTCTGCAGAAACAAGGCAAAAAATGAGTGAAGCGAGTCACCCAGAATTATGTCTTACAATGAAATGGAGAAGAAATGCCAATTCCAATTCCTCATAAACAAGAAAAACAGGAAAAATTCATCCATAGGTGCATGTCTAATGAAACAATGAAAAAAGAATATAAAGATACGAACCAACGCTATGCGGTTTGTATGAGTTCTTGGAGGAAAAAGAAAAAGACAAAAGGAGAAAAGCAAGTGGCTAAATTAGAAAATACATGGACAGTAGTGGGTATTGAAAAAAACCAATATGATGGTGAAGAACTAAGTGAATACTGCACTTTAAAATTAGATAATAATAGAATCCATTTAGGGTTTATCCCATCTTTTGTTACCGAGATAGGGCAGAGAGTGAAAATGACAATTGAAGATGCCACAATAAAACTGGAGGGAAAGTGAAATCAACTTATTTAATATCTGAAAAAGATAAACTATATTTTATAACAGGAGTTAATATTTTAGATGAAGCTCCAACATTATCTCCAAAAGCGGAAAACGTTTTGGCTGCTTTAAAAAAACAAAAAGATGATCCAGATCTATTATGGTTTTCAGGATTGTTTTGTACAGGTGATACAAGAAATGGGAACGGGGACGGGTTCAAAGAGGAAGATTTAATCGCTTCTGCCGAAACCCCTGTTTTTAAATATGCTAATTGGCTACACGAGGATGAAACTAAGGTCGGATTTATCATACATAGCGAATATGATGATAAAGAAAAATATATAAATGTAACAGGTATAGTGTGGAATGGTACGCCACATGATAGGGAATATGCCAACAAAATAAAAAGTGGATTTAAAAATGGTGCACTTGGTTTATCTATGGAATGTGTCCCAACATCTGTTGAATGCTCTGTTTGCGGAAAAGAATTTAGACTTCAACCAGAAGAACTTTATTGTGAACATCTAAAATCGAGGAGGATAAATGGATCAACGAGATGGCTAAGAAAACCACTCTTTTTAGGCGTTGGGTTTATACCTACAGATAATGGTCATAGGCCTGCTGATAAAGACGCGTGGGTCAAAGAAGTTGCTAATTTAAAACATGTTAAAGGAGGTGTACAAAATATGGAAATTACTCAAGAGGCTTTGGACAAAATGGTGGCCGAGGCAAAGAAAACTTTGGAAGATAAGGTTACAACGCTTGAAACTACTATTGCTGAAAAAGATAAATCTATTTCTACACTTGAAGATAATGTGAAAGAAAAAGATGAATCTATTATAGCTTTAACGTCCGAGCGAGATGAATTAAAGGTAAAAGTAGATAAGTATGTCGAGGATGAAAGTGCTCGCCAAGATGCTGTTTTTGAGGCTCGCACCAAAGAATTAAAGGATGCTGGTGCTGATATTCCAGAGGATTTGAAAGAGACATTAAAGGAAAACATCCTTGATGATGTGAAATATAAAGAGCTTGCTGCTCTTCTTGTTCATAAAAAGGATGTAAAAAACAAAATCGTATTCCCTTCTGGCCGTACAAATAGCGAGGCTGGGACAAAACTAAGGGAACACATGAGAGGGAATAAGGAATAATTTTAACAATTTATTGAAAGGAGGTCTAAATAATGGCACTTGAAATATTAATTTGTTCCCCAGAAAACAGAACTGGTGAATGCAAAGTAAGTGGTAGTGCGGTTAAGCAAGGATCTGTTGTTGTAAAAGATGTCGATACTGGTGTTAACGTAGCTAAGTTAGCTCCCGTAGGTTCTTCGAGAATATTCATTGCAAAAAGATATGAATTCGATGCATTCAAGATGACTTCTGATGCTGAAACAATGACAGCTGGTGATAGACTTGTCACTTTAGAAAAGGGCAGATTTGCTACCGATCAGTTTGATGGAGTGATTGGTGATTACGTCAAGGCTGAAGCTCTTGTTATAAATACAGAAGGAAAATTTGGCAAAGTGGCTGCTACCGTCAATCCAACGGTTGCCTATGCTGTCGGCACAGATGGTACCAAGCTTATTGTTGACGTAATTTAAGTTTTATATATTAACTAGAAAGGAGGTTATCATATGATTAGTGTAAAAGAATTCGTTAAAGCTCAAATTCTTAAAGATTATAATTCTGATGAAAAAGCTGCTCTTAAAGAAGAGATGATGGAGTTAGCCAAAACCCCTGAAGGCCGTAGGGTGTTAGCAGAAATAGTCATTGAGGATATTACTCGTAGATATGAAATGGTTGATACCGCTACGCTCTTAGGTGAAACACGTAACTACAACATAGGAGATGATCCTAAGTTTAAGACTCGCAAGGGATTGCGTGGAACCATTCACGCTCATGGTAGCTTTGCTGAGAGAACTCAATGGTCGGCTGAATGGGTTACATTTGTGTTAGATCTTTTAAGTGTGAATCCAGAAGCTCTCCTGTTTGAGTTGCAAGCTGGCAGATTCGGTACTTTAGCTGAATTACAGGCTGAAGCTATTGATACAGCCAGAAAGCTCATGGGTGCTAATATCTTTTCAACACTTCAGGCTGCAATTACTTCTGGTGATAATTATGGCACAATCACGAAAACCGATTGGGAGGCTGCTGGTGCGACTGCGAAAACTGCTATCAAAGCTGCTATTCGGTACGTTATGGATAAGGGTGGAGTTCAGGCGGTAGTTGGTCGTTTTCCTGCTGTTATTCCGATTACTGATTTTGACCATGGTTATGATCCTGAGGCTAATGCTGAAAGACGTTTGAAAGGACAGTTGGGTACTTATTTGGGTGCCCCGTTAGTATACCTGGATGAATGTTTGGATCGCAACGATGTACAGCTTATTCCTGACAATGTTCTATTTATTATTCCTAAGAAACAGGGAATAATCACTGGCTATATCGGTGATTTTGCTGCGGAGCAGAATCTCGATGCAGACACATTGGTTTGGAATATGCACATATATCGTCAGTTTGGTGTTGCTTTAGTTAATACTGATAGGATATACAAGATGGATATTACATCTTAAACATACTTTAGGAGGGGCAGCTAAGCTGCCCCTAAATAGGAGGAATAATGGATTTTAAAAATGTATCAAAAGGAACAATTTTTATAGCAGATTATGATGAACACGGGAAAGAAATTTCCAAGATAGTAAAAGCGGATAAAAATATTACTTTATCTAAAAAAGCATATGAATATCAAAAAGATGGCCCATTGTTTTTAAAGGGTTACATTGTTGCGATAGGAGAAGTAAAAGCTAAAGAAAATATTATTGAGAAAATAACAGTAAACGCATTAACTAGTAAACAAATTAAAGAGCTTTTAAATAATAAGATTAGTATAGTTTTGCAGCGTTTACGGAAAATAGATGCTCCCATTACATTGGAGCGGATAAAAGCAAAGACTAAAAAGAAAACAATTATTAAGTTTATAGATAAAAAGTTAGAAAAGTTACAATAATATAAGAAATGCGGTGGACAAATGGACTGCCGATATTTTGATCGAATATCTGAAACCTGTGATCATAAAGATTATAGGAATAAACCATGTCAAGGCAATAATTGTGAGATTAAGAAAAGGTTAGAACAGGTATTGGTTACTAAATCAGAAATTTTTGATGAAGCCAAAATAATGGCTCACAATGTTTTGTGGTTATTATATCTTGCTACTGGCAATAAATATGCAATTGTAAGATATGAAAAAGGGGAATTGAAAAATCCCTTTTTAACTATATAGAGAGGGAGAATATAAATGGCTTGGTTACCTGGTTGGGGTAAAAGAATAAAATTAACAATAGACAATACAAAAGTAGATGCTGATTTATCGCATTTTCCCGTAACTGTTTTTTTGTCAAGCACACACGGAGATTGTGTTTTTGATGAATTAACCGCTGATGCCAATAGGTTTAAGATTGCCTTCACTAAAGATGATGGCACTACTGAACTTTATGGCGAAATAGAAAAATGGGATGATGCTAATGAGTCAGCTATTATTCACGTGTCTGGTTGGGCTATTTCTTCAAGTGCGAATACAGATTTTTATATGTATTACGACATCGACCACGCTGATAATACTACCTATATAGGAGATATAGCTTCAACTCCTGCCGCAAGTGTTTATGACGCTAACTTTAAGATGGTTCAGCATATGAAAGACAATACTACTTCGGCTATTTTGGACTCCACTTCCAATAATAATGATGGCACAAAAAAAGCTGTTAATGAACCGATAGAAGCTGATGGAAAAGTAAGTAAAGGGCAAGATTTTGATGCCATTGATGACTATATCTCTGTCCCTGATGATGTAACTCTTAAACCTACATCTATTACCATTACTGCAGTAATAAAAACGAATACTATTGATACAGGTGCTACCTACAGAACCATCGTGGACAGAAGAGAACCAAGTACGCCTGCCTATGGATATCTGTTACACACAGAAGGCAGTACAGGAAAATTAAGAGCTATAGTATATAACTCTAATGGGACAACCAATGGGCTCAGGCTCAACACTACAAATGTTCGTGATGCAAATTGGCATATTGTTGCAATAACTTATGATGAAACTGGTGGTACTTTAAATGTTTATGTTGATGGTGCTTTAGATAATGGGACACTTGTTGGGACTCCGAGTGGAGCAATAGGGTATACTGCTGCTCGCTCCTTGTATTTAGGAGATCAACAAGGACAAACTCAACGGTGGAATGGGATAATAGATGAAACCCGTATTTCTTCAGTAGTTCGCACCGCTGCCTGGATAAAAGCAACTAAAGAAACACTTTGGGATACTTTATTAACTTATGGTAGTGAGGAATTGGCAGCAGGACATCCAACGATGTTAAGAACAAGAAGAATAGCACATATGAACTATATAGGAGGTCATTAAATGGCGACACAATTCCCCGTGAAAAAAGGAGCAGCAGCAACAATTATATTTCCTATTTTAGATGCAGATGGTGATTTAGTTATAGATGCAGCAGACCTTGATAGTGAAATATCTAAAGATGGGGGCACTTTTGCAGATTGCACAAATGAAGCTGTTCAATTAACCGATAATGCTGCTACTCCTGTAGGTGTGGGTATGTATGCTCTAACTTTAACTACAACAGAAACAACCGCAGATTCGATTGCTTTAATTATTAAGACTTCCACAGTAGGAGCCAAAACTACTCCTATTGTTATTTATACATCTGGACAAACCTTAGATGAGATAGACACGGTTGCGGATGCGATTAAATTTAAAACCGATAACTTGCCTGCCGACCCAGCTTCTGAAACAAATGTAAATGCTAACGAAACTAAGATTGATACTAAACCAACTCTATTAGAAATAGAAGCATCTACAATATTAGCTAAACAAACTCTTTTAAATACTGTAAATACTAAAACATTGGATATAGAGAAATTACTACATGCCACTATAAATTATGATAAATCAACCAATGTATTATCTCTATATGAAGATGCAGCCATGACTACATTAATTGTTAGTTTTGATTTAACGGACAACACTAATGAAACTACTAAGGTGAAAAAATGATAGACGGATTAAGCATATCTACAGATGGATTTGTAGTTGAGGAAGATGTTTTTAATCCAATAACGTACTTAACTTATGGATTGGTAAAAACATATATACGAATAATTAGAAGTATTAAAAGAATAGATTTTTTAATTAATACTATAAAAAGATCTATTGGCTTACCAAACACTATAGGCAAAAAAGAATTATTGCCTAATATAATTGGTAGAAGCAATACTAAAAATATTTTACCAGAATAAGGAGGTATTGTGAGTGAATTTTATCTAAAAACACTTATTCCTGTTTTTGCAAGAGGGATAAGAGATATAGGAAAACCGATAAGAAATGAATTTTTGGGTACAGGAACAAGTGCTAAAAAAGATTTTCAATTAGAATATTATCCTTTAAAGGCTGATACAATAGAAGTCTATGTTGATGGTGTAAGAGAATTAGGTATAACCATTAATTCTGAATATGGCATAGTAACTTTTGATGTTGCTCCAGCAGACGGAACTACTATAACCGCTAATTATTTATACTACGGTTATTCTGATGGTTTACTACAAGATTATTTAGCAGATGCAGTAGGTAGATTGGAGATATTATATTATCAAGGTTATGTAGTTTTAAGAGATGTAGATGGAGATGCTTATTTAGAAGCTACCCCTACCAATGTGTGGCAGATGATTACAGTATTACAAGCTATTATTACATTTGTAGAATCTGGTTTAGTAGAAGATAAATTAATAACTACAAGAAAATGGAAAGATGAAGAACTTAGCGAAAGTTATACTAAGTCTGTTACGATTACAAAGAGTTATTTAGAGAACCTATATAGAGAAAGAGATAATGCTATAAGTGCATTAAAGAGAAAAGTTATGAGTGGATTAGATATGTATATTGCGAGTACATTTAATAAACAGGAAGCTTACTTTCGATATATAGATTCTATTGCATATGGGTCTTATCAAACATTTGGATAACAGGAGATAGAAATGTCAAATTGGCTTTCTTCTAAAGATATTAAAAATAGAATAAATAATATAAGAAAGCTTACAAGCGATGACAATAATGTAGAGCTTATTTATGAAGCACTATCAGATTGTCCAGATTGTGATTATGATGAAATTAGGCAAGAATCCAAAGATGCTTCCTGCGAAACATGTGGGGGGCGAGGCAAAGTAGTTGTTGAAACCTCTATATTTGTTTTAGCCAAAATCCGTTGGTTAGATGGTATAGAAGAAAATATGATGAGAACAGGTTATTTACCAGAAGGTAGAGTTAGCTTTACAGTAGATAATATTTTTGAAACTTCAGTAGATGAAGCAGCCAAAATTAAAATACAAAGTAATTTAATAAAGATAGAGGCTAAAATACCTAAAGGGAGAGGAAGCACTAATAGGATAACATATATTGGTAGGACTATTTAAGGAGGTAGGATATGAGTGTTATAAATGAATTATCGGATAGGAAAAATACATTAATATATGGATTTTTAAAAAAATTAGATATTGTTAAGATAGATAAAGAAGACCGTAAAACAATAAGAGATGATTTTCTAAATGTAATAAACCAATTATATAGAGATGCTATATTTATAATAGCATTAAAAGATGGTATAATAATACAGAGTACAGAAATATTGGCTAAACAATTATTGCCTAACGATTCTTCTGTTGAAAAACTTATTAAACGAACAAAAGAGAATTTAGCAAAATCTTCTAAACGTGCAAGAAGGGTTGATGAGATAATCGAAGATGCAGGTAATAGTAAAGTGTAACGGTAAAAGAGTAACCAAAGGGATTAAAGAAACTGTTGGTGCTATTAAATTTAAAACAGCTCCAATATTGGATTTTATAGCAAGTAACGGGGCAATGGAAGCTGTACAATTTTTAGAAGAATCTTATGTTAGACCAGAATGGACGCAAAGCGGTCAACTTAAAAGAGCTATCTTTAATTCAGTAGGTAATTTTAATAGAGCTACTTGGTCTTCGGGCATCGGGAATGTACGTATTCTGACTTCACAAGCCCATTATTGGGAAGAAATAGAAGAAGGTACTAAATTACTTCAGGGTACCTATAGAGGTTATTTCATTGATGAGGTTGGCGGAGTACATAAACCAACCAAAGATAGGAATAGACACGATAAATGGATAAATGTTGGAAGTGGCGGTCACATAATGGATGTTAACAAACCAATTACAGCACATAAATATTTTGATAAAACTTCTGAATATGTAGACGCAAGATTTTTTAGTAAAATGATTGCAGCGATGAATGAGGTGTTTGCTATTGGCTAATAAGATGGGGTTATCTCGCCTAATAAGTCAAGAACTTTATTCTTACATGGTAACTGTTTTAAGCGATGGAGGCTTTACTAATGTTACAGTATATGAAGCTTACCCCGATGATAAATCAACTGACTTTCTAAATAATTTACCAGCAGTTTCTATTATTTTACAGACAGAAGATGATGAAGACTTTGAAATGGGTAACGTCAAGACTGCTACTGCAAGAAGATTTATAATAGATGTTTTTACGGAAAGTAATTTAGATGGACAAGCATCCGATATAGCAGATGCTATAAAAATTAATTTAAAGAATAAGCATATTGCTTTATATGATTATAATTTTGCTACACCAATAAAATTAGGGAATATAAGTTTTGAAAATTTGGATAAGCTCAATACAACTGCTTCTCCAAGAATATATAATCAAATTACTATTAGAGTAGATATAAAAACTTATTTACTTGAATAATATATTTTTAAAAGGAGGTGAAAACATATGTCTATAATTCGTTTAAAAAGTGATAGGATACTGATGGCTGCTGGTGGCACCATCATTGATAGGTTGCAATCGCTAGGAAGCACTACGGACTTCCCGTCCGAAGATATAAAGGAACTAGGCAATGTTGCCGTTGTTTCAGTAGTAAAAGATGTTCCAGATGTTACTATTGATACAGAGGCTTTTGACACTAATTGTGAATTACTTACATTAGTACATGGAGGTGATCCACACGCTGCTACACCACCTACATCTTTTGTAATGACAGCAGAGAACATAAAGAAGGTTAATTTTATTTTCCCTGTTAGAGAAGAGATAGGTGATTTAGCTCTAAAAACTGGTGTTATTTATGCCGCACAATTGACTGCTTTAAATTATCGTTATTCCGTTGACGGTAACGCTACGGAATCAATGACATTTATGTCAGACAATAAGCATTGGGTGTATCAATCTGCTGCATACGAACAGTTTGTTGGAGATAACTCGACCGTTACGTTTGAGCTTGATACAGCTACTTATGGTGGAGCCAGAAACTATGGTACAGATAAAAACATCATAGGCTTAGTTATTGATGGCGTAAAAATGTATGAAGGAAGTGAAGCTGAAAGAATAGCTGGTACAAAGGACTTTAATTATGTGGCAGCAACCGATGATATAGTTTTCGGTACTGTACCTGCATTAAATGCTGTAATTGAAGTAATATATCCTTGTTTAACACAGCAAACATTCGCTTCAACCGTACATGAAGGTGAAACGGTTTATCCAAGTGGCATTAAAGGTAAAAACATTCCTGTAGTAATTAATGCGGGAAAATTAGATAGAGTTCAAAGTATTAATGTTTCTATTTCATATCCTAATATTAATATTTTGGAAATGGGGAACGAGAATAAAGTCGCTGTCGTTATTGATACTCCAGAAATAACAGGTGATATTTCTATCTTAGATAGAGATGGTGATGCTTTTGCTAAGTTTTGTGCAGGGGCAGCATTAGATGCTTCAAACCCTGTGTATGGATTAGAGGATTTTGATACAGCAATTCCGATTGAAATTAAGATTCTTGATCCAGATGATAACACTACTGTTTTAAAGACCCTTTATATACCAAATGTAGAGATTGTTGGTGAAGGCCATACTTCAAGGGTAGGAGATAATTTAACACAAACATTTAATTTCAAAATTACTGCCAATACAAATATGACTATTTATAGAGGATCGAAACCTTAAGAACTTAAATGAGGGAGCTTAGCAATAGTTGATAGAAGGTTATCAAAACTAATCGATTTTAATTAGTCGCTCCGAGGATAAGCTGGGAAATAAGCTATTCTGTTGCGGGTGAAGTGACCAGCTACGTTAGGAGTTAACAATGGACGTTAGAATGTGCTCAGTTCTGAATAATCCGACTCCAACATTTCCGAGAGCAAAATTTTCCCGAAAGGAGATTGCTTAAATGCAAAAAACATTTGTGATTGACAAGACAGGCAAGTCCTTGTTGCCCTGTCACCCAGCAAGAGGCAGAAAATTGTTGAAAGCAGGCAAGGCCAAAGTGGTTCAGGTAATGCCATTTACGATTCAACTAAAAAGAGCAATTAAAAATCCAGTTGGCTCTTTTGTGGTAGGAATTGATGATGGGGCTAAAAAGGTGGGGGTTGCTATTGTAAACGATAAAACCAATGAAGTGGTTTTTAAGGGTCAAATTGAATTAAGACAGGATGTTAAAAGATTAATGAAGCAGAGAAGCAATTATAGACGTTCAAGAAGATCAAGGAAACTGAGATATAGGGCAAGACGGTTTAACAATAGAATCTCTGCAAAATTAGTCCCCTCTGCTAGGTGTAGAAAGGATTCCACATTACGATTTTTAAAAGATATGGGGAAGAGAATCAATATTTGTCAGGTTGTGGTTGAAGAGGTTAAATTTAATCACGCAAAATACAGATATGGTAGATGGTTTTCATTAGTTGAGCAGGGCAAGAATTATCTTAGAAAGCAAATATTGAGTTTAGGTTTATCTTGTAAGGCTACTTTCGGATATGAAACCAAGAAAAGAAGACTAGAGATTGGGCTTTCAAAGAAGCATAGCAATGATGCTATCTCTATGATTTGCGATGAAAAACCTGTTATCAATTGTTTTGAGTGGATTATAAAACCAAGGAGGGCAAAGATATGGGAGAATAACCCGACTAAGACTTGCGTAGAGAAAAATGGCTTCCGACACTACGATGTTGTTAAAGCTTCGCACAGAACCAGGGGCACAATAATCGGGTCAATAAGAAGTTTAAAGGCTAAAGTAATAACACTCAGAACTTCTTTTGATAGCAACTTTGCTGTGTCTTACAACAAAACCAAATTACTTCAACGACCGAAGGGTTTGGTTTATTTACAGGGGGGGCAAGGAATCCTCCCTCAACACTAAAACTATATGGAGGTAGGACAATGGGAGAAAAAAAAGATATTAAAGATTTATATAAGAAAAAGAAATTGGTTAAGATTGAAGATGGAAAAGGTAATTATGCAGAGGTGAATATTCAGACTATTTCACATGGTGCAAGAATAGAAGCTATCGAAAAGGCTACTGTTGCCCGTGCAGAAATGCTTAAATGTTTTGATGATAAAAATAGTAAGGAATCTATTATATTAGATAATACTATTTCTGAAATGTCTAAAGAAACATGTATAGAAGAATTAGTTGCAATGGATTTTAATTTAGTAAATGAAATAGAAGAAAAGCTACAAGAAAAAGGTTTAGAAGATATTAATTCTGATGAATTTAAAAAAGAGTATGAAGAAAGCTTTGCTAAGGCAAAAGCTAATAAATTACCTGCTTTAGAAAAAAAATCTATAGATGACTTAAGAGCACAGATCAAGAAAATTCGTACAGATAATATGCTTACTGCATACTATGTTAGGATTTTCAATGAGATTGTGCTTTTTTACGCTACAGTCAACGAAGATGGTAGTAGAATGTTCGAAACGATGGAAGAGATGGAAGAAAGTTTACACGGTAATCTGTTCACTGATTTACAAAATGCTTATTATAACTTAGATTCACAGGATGCCAATGAAGTAAAAAACTAGCTCAGGGTGATGCCTTTCTAAATCTTGTTAGCATTGCTCAGGAATTTAATAATTTAGAAACTATAATGCCAAAAGGAACATCTCATTTAGTAGATTGTCCATGGCGTTTTGTTACTGCTTTGTCACATGCAATGCGTATATTAAGTTATTTTAAAAATTTACCAAAAGATGAGATACCACCTAAAAATATTTGGTTAGACGATGAAAAGCTTACTAAATGGTTCAAGGGAATAGACAAAGCACGTAAGGGCGAAGGAGCATATAAACATAAAGAAGTAATAGAAGTAGGTTGATTTAATGAAGCGATATGATTTTGTAATTAATTTCATAGCAGATATGAGTAAGCTAGATATGGCTGCTGCTTCTGCAACCCGTAAAGTGCAGGAAACGCAGAAGAAAATCGAGCAAGCAACAGGAGTTTCCGCTAAAGCAGTAAAGCCAGTCGATGTTTCAAAAGCTGGTACTGTTTCTGTTAAAACCATGGATGAACAGATACAACGAGGTAGGGATTTAAAAAATGCAAATAAAGGCTTATCTAGTACTCAAGATCAAAGTGTTGATACATTAAATAAACAAGCACAGGCATATCATAAAGGCAATGTTGCGATGAAGGAAGCTGGCAGACAGATGGGCGGTCTCAAAGGGCAATATAAAGGAATGATTGCCACAATGACAGCTCAACCTATTGGTGAAATAATTGGTAAAGTCCTTTTATGGACAGTAGCTACAACAGCTATTTTTGGTACGATAGCAGCAATAAAAGGTTTAGTTGGAGAAGCTATTAAATTAGAAAGTACCTTTGCTGATTTAAAAAGAGTAATAAGTTCCGCAGATATGGATAAAATAATTGATTCTACTTTTAGATTATCCCAGGGTTTTGGTGCTGTAACAGAAGATGTAGCTAAAAGTGCTTTCGAATGGGGCAAAACAACAAGAATAATAGAAGATGTTATGGCTGGGCAAACAGCAACTTTGCTAGCAACCAAGGTAGCAGAAATGGAACTTGGTAATGCAACTAAATATTTAACAGCTATGTATCATACACTAGGTTTAAAAGGCAATGAAATAATTGGCATAGTAGATATGCTAAATGAAGTACAAAATAAATTTGGGGTTAATATAGAAGATATGGCTAAAGCCTTAGCAAGAACTTCTGGGTTGATGAAGGTTTACGGTGGGAACTTAGAACAGCTAACTGGAATTATGGGTACAATGCTTAAGGTAACTGGTGCTCAACCAACAAGAGTTGCAACAGCTATCCGTACAAGCATGATGCATATCCGTAGAAACGCCGCCGATTTAAAAGATTATGGTATTATCGTTAGAAATACAAACGGTTCACTTTTATCTCAAGAAGAAATTTATAATAACATAATAGTTGCGACTCAAAAAATGGATAAAGCAAGGAAAATGGAACTCTTAACTTTGATTGCTGAAGGAAGATCTTACGATATTTGGGCAGCACTTTTAAATAATAGTTATTTGGCTTTACAAATGCAGGAATCTGCTGCTAATTCTACTGGCAGTGCTATATATGAATATTCTTTAATAATGGATACTACCTCTGAACGTATGGCAAGGATGAAAGCGATCGCAGGTGAGTTAGCACATGCTTTGGGAGAGGTTGGTTTAACAGGTACAATAAAAGATGCTATATCTGTTTTTTCTGGTTTTTTAAATATTTTGACTATGATGGTAAAACGTCTTGCAGAATATAAGAAAGTTGCTGACGAAATACAAAAATTTGATTTTACTGTGCCATCTATGGGACAACCAAAGAAAGACCCTTCGCAAAAAGTCAGTTATAGCGGAGATTTTTCTATGACTGCAAGAGCTTTTGAATTATATACTCCAGAAGAAATAATTTATTTTAAATATAGGGTAGACCAATTAAAGAAAATAATAAAACAAGAAAGAGATAATGCGAGTGGTAGAAAAAAATATGTTAGGACAATAGAAGAAGAAGCTAATGTAAGGGCAAAAGCGGAGAGAGACTTATATCAACTTGGTTTTACTTTAGATCAAAACAGGGATTTAAACAAAGCGATAGCTGTCGCAAAAGCTAATGAATTAACATCAGAAGAAGAATTGTTAGATAGTATGCTTGGTAGATGGGAGGAAATGAAAAAAGGAGAGAAAACACAAAAATATCTTGACAAGACTCTTGGAGAAATCGAAAAAGGGAATATTGATAATATTGAGATGTGGAAAAAGCATAAGCAGGCACTCATAGATAAAGGAGCTACAGATGAAGATTTAGTTAAAGAGGAGAAGGTTTTTGCCGATACCATAAGAGAAAAAGCTAATATGGCAGAAGAACTTACAGAAGCACAGGCTGGAATTGCAGATACTCTTGATATTACTAAGCTAAAATTTGCTGCTGGATTGGTTACACGTGAAGAGTATTTAACTGCTTTGCGTGCATACATAGATAGTTTTGTTGCGACAAATGATTCCAAAAAGTTGGCAGCAATTGCTACCGAAAATAGTGTATTAGCAGATAAGCAAAAAGAAGCTATTAACATGATGAAGGTAAGAGCAGATTTAGAACTTGTTTCTATAAGAGACCCCTTAGAAAAAGCTCGTCAAAACCTAGAAAAAGAAAAAAGGATTTTAGGTATGGTTACAGAAGAAATAGATATAATTAAGCAAAAAGGGACTATTATATCTGCTCGTCAAAATTTAGAAAGTGAAAAATATAATTTGGTAATGGCACAGAAAAAACTTGAAATAGCTGGTATGATAGAACCTTTACAAAAAGAGAGTGCTTTATTATTTTTAGAACAAAGTACATTAGACTATATAAGTGCTACGCAAGGGGCTACGGCAGCACTAAATTTAGAAGCATCTATAATAGATAGAAGCAGATCATTGCAAATGTCTAAATTTGAATTAGAAAAACGTATATTAGATATGCGTCAAGAACTTGGGGAGATAACCGTTGGGCAACAACTGGAAGCTATCAAAAAATTAGCTAAAGGGGTTACCTTAACAAGAGAACAATCTTATTCTCTCCGTCTTGAGCTTCAAAGGCTACAAAAGGAATCCGAGGGGCAAGCAAAAGAATCATTTAATTTACCAAATATTAAATTACCTACTTTGTATGAGATCCGAAGAGGGTTAAAGGGTGGATATACTCAGGAATACTATGATAATAGAAATATAGTAATAAATGTTTCAAAAGATGTTGACATTGCTTTATTAGAAGAAGCCATATCAAGGGGCGTAGATGAAAAAGTATTTGTTAGCGGTAATGCTACCAGCTTAAGACCGAGATTATATTAAGGAGTAAAAATGGCAAGATGGAACCTTAACTCTATAGATTTTGTAATTAATCCTGATTCTGTTTCTTTTGATAGAGGCAAGAATATTCATACAATAGAAATAATAGATGCTGCACCAGTAATACAAGAAGGTAGAGATGCCCCTCCAACAATGAGTGCATCAGGCTGGGTATTAACTAAAGCTGTTTTTACCCAATTCAATTCTTGGTATGAAACGGGTGGAATATTAACACTTATAGATGATTTAGGGGATACTTATACAGTTATAATTTCTTCTTTAAAACTTGATAGAAGGAGGTACGCCAGTAATAATACTGTTTATTATTTTACAATAGATTTCCATATTATTACAGGCTTATAATAAATGACATATCCTAATTATGTAGGTACCAATAAACCTGTTTTAACAGTAAAAGCATATCCAGATAATAAAATTGCTACAGGAACAAATGTTTTTACTCCTGATAATGCACATGCATATAGATACTTAGATTTACAGCCATGGGTCGGGGCAAGAGAAGTTATTGTACCTAACGTAGCTAATATTACTATTAATAGGTCTTTTGAAGCTGATAGTGCTACATGCGAAATAAGCATATTTAATCCAACAGGATGGCTATCTCCCACTAATCCAACAGGATATGATGCTGGTGGATGGAATAGGATACTTTTACCTAATACTGTTATCAAAACATGGCAGGGATATGGAGGAGATATTAGCCAAACAGGTTTTTGGTTAATAGATGAAGTCATAATGAATAATCCTCCAGGGATGTTGACTATTAGATGTAAAGATTTAGCAAAATTACTTTTGGTTCAAACACTATATCCTCCTATTATTCCAGACGAATATTATCCATGTGGTTTTTGTACAAAAAATGATAAAGAATCGGATGCAAGCAAAAGAACTGCAAAAAGATGGATAGTATATTCGGATTTATCAGAAGTAGTTAAACTATTGCTTCGTATAGCGGGGTTCACTTCTTGGAATGTAGAGAGTACAGGCGTTATGATTCCAATAGAAGAGATGAGTGAACTAATGCTTATAGATGGCATAAATAGAATAAAGGAAATAGTTGGTTATCAATTTTATATAGATAGATTTGGTATTCCTCATTTTGAATCTTGCGGGGCAGAAGAAGGATCTATTCCAAGATCAGAATATACTGTTACTTCTAAAGTCGATTTAAGCAGTATCTCTCGTAGAATATCTGATACATATGCTAAGTCATCTATAATAATAAAGGGTGCTACTGTTGGTGCAATAGGAAAAGTTACTACTACTCCTGAAAAAACAATAAAAAATGTTACCTATACATCAAGACAATTATTCGCAAGTAGGGGTTTTGGCTATCAAACACCAAGTGCTGATTGGACTAATTTTAAAAGCTGGGTAGCCAATCTTTCTTCTGGAACAACTGATGCTGCTGTACAAATATGGGTTCCATCATCTAAACATGGAAGCGGAATAAATTATTATGGTATAAAATGCTATAGAGCTGTAATGGAATTTCAGAAAAAGGTTGGTATTATAAAACCTACCTTACGTGTTATCCAATCATATGATACTTATATGCGGACGGCTTCATTGGGTTGGTGCGAGCCTAAAGGAGCTATATATAGAAATGGTAGACCTTATGCTTGGTTGGTCAATGAATATATGCCTGATACTATTTGTGGAGTATTTAATACCGCTACCAGAAAAGCATGGAATAAAAGGCAACAGAGAGTTCCCGCTACTACAACTGTTACTCAACCAGGAGTTACCGAAATAGAATTTGATGAACCAGAAATAATGGTAGGAGAACATGCTCCAACATACAATAGTGGATGGCCAGGGCATTATTTAGTGCCTCTAAGATTCCAGCATAGACAAGCAATTCATGGAGAACCTGCTTTAAAATCTGTAGCTGATTGTGAAAAGATGGCTAAGTTAATAGATTTTTGGTGTAATGTTAAAAACAATGTTATGTCAGTAAAAGTTGTTGGAAACTATAAATATCAGGTAGGAGATGTGGTTGAATTGATAGAAGCGAATACGCATACTTCAACAAAAATATTAGTTACAGGAATAAACAGTACAATGAATTTAGGGTCTGGAGCATGGGAAGCAACATTAGAAGCTTTCGATTTAACTCCAACAGGAGGATAAAATGAAACTATACGAAATTGTAGAAAACAGAAGGCGTGAATTAGCTAATACTGAAAAAAGCACCGAGAATATACGAGCTGTTAGTGGCAAACTTACTTTTGAGGGTACGGGTGAAGCTGCTGTAGAAACTAATTATATTCCTTTTGGTTGTATAAGATTTTTAGAAGAACCAACAGTTACATTCGGGTATAAAATAATATCTGGTGATATTACTCAAGCTACTGCATTGGTAAGAGATTTTGAAATAGATGCTAAGTCAATGTATAAAAGTTGTAAATTTAGCGTTACAATAAATGGTGAACCAGCTACAGGCAAAACATATTATTCAGTAGAAGTTTATTATACTTTAACTGGTAGAAGTTATATTGATTATAAAACAGGTGGGGAGACTTTTTAATGGATATTTCTGAAATTGTTACTACGAAATATGTCGGTGTTGCGAGTATTGGGTCAAGAAGGATGGCGAAAGATAAAAACGGGGTGTTGTATTATGTTTTTATAGATGATTATTATCTTGAGATAGAGGATGAGCTTATCCCGCACGTACGTTTAGCGATTTCATCTGATAATGGAGAAACATGGGTATGTGAATGGGTATCCCATATAGAAGAACCTTGTGCATGGACTGAAGAGCCACAAGTAGGCATTGCTATTGATTCAAACGATAATTTACATATTGTATGGACAGGATATGATTACTCTTTTGATCCTTTATGGAATTTGCCATATAATGCAATTTTTTATAGAAAAAGAACACCAGTTTCATGGGAAGCTATTGAGCTTATAGCGTACAAATCTACTTCTACTACATATGATAATTATAGCCCATCAATAGCTGTTGACAGGGATGATAATATTCATGTTGTTTTTACGGCTTGGCAAGATAGTCCTTATACTGTTGTTTGTTATAGAGCAAAAATTGCAGGGGCCTGGTCGGATATTGAAAATTTACAAACAGAAGAGGGTTCCGTCGGAAGACAATGGAACCCAAGTATTGCCATTGATTTGAATAACGATATTTATGTTTTTTTTGTTGGTTATAATACGGAATATTATCTAAATGGGGTGGTAGGGTATCGTAAAAAAACTGGATTCTCTTGGTCTGCAACAAATAAAATTATGGCGGATTCCATAAAAGATGAAGTATCTTACGATTTATGTACTAATTCTTCATGGGCTGATGACGTAATATCAATAGCTGTTGATAAAGATAATAAAATTTGCATTGTTTACCCTGCAACTCATCATACGGGGGTATATTGTCTTAGATATAGAGATAGTTCTGATTGGAATGTTTATGAAGACATTTGGGTTAGTTTAGACATTTATGACGAAGCACATTTTTCTGATATTACCATAGATTGGAATAAAAAAATTCCTTTTGTTTTATTTTGGCAATGGCACAGAATAGACAGAATAGGGCATGTTTGGCTTACATATAAAAAAAATAATAAGTGGGTAGATTTTATAGAGGTAAGTTCCCGGGGAGGGGATACCTCTACTTCTTTGTTGTTTGCCACATACCCTGTTATTAATGGGAAGCACACAAATATTCCCGATAAAATTATCCAAGGGGCTTTTGGATCGTGTCATTTATATGATTATGGTTGGTCGTTTAAATATAATTTTTTTTCTTATCCTTATGGGGGAGAATTATATTTTAAAGGTTTTACATCTAAAATAGTAGAAAACATACAACATTTCCCTGGTGGGAAAATAAGAAAAGAGATGATTTAATTGCCAGAATTTGAAGAGAAAACAGTTAATTTTGGTTTTCAAATATTAAGAGGTCAACCTGCTTCAACAGATAATTATTCTTTTACTGATGCAGACAGAGTTTTAATAGATAAATTATTGAATCAAATATTTTATCATACTCATACAGGAGTAGAAAGATTAACTAACCCAATGAACGCTGCTACGCCAGAATTTGGGGCTACATTATCATTAGCAGAAACAGGAGGGTCTTTACCTGCCGATAGTGTGGTTTGTTATAGAGTATCTTGGTATGATAATACGGGCGAAACAATGGCTTCACCAGAATATTATGAAGAAACTCCAGCTTCGTTACCAGCTCCTTCCCCCCCAGAACTAACGACACTAACTACTGGCGGAATATTAACTCCTGGTATATATTATTATGTAATTTCTGCTGTTAAAGGAAACGGAGAAACACTTGCAAGTGATTTGGCTGTTATTGTTGTTCCTACTACTGCATCTACAAATACAGTTACATTAACTTTCCCTTCTCCTCCTACTGGAGCTACCTATTGGAATGTATATAGGCGTAAAGATGAAAGCCTTTATTATTTCTTAAAACAGGTTGCTGTAGCAGACCCAACATATATAGATGACGGGTCGGATGCTCTTGGAGCAGAAGGATTGCCATCTATTAATAATACAAATTCAGAAAATAAAATGACTATTACTATAGGAGATTTCCCCGCAGGAGCAGTGGGCTATAGAATATATAGAACATATGTAAGCGGAGATTATCCTGCTTATTCTTTATTGCATGATGAAGAAATGGCGGCGACACCTAACCTTGTTTTTGAAGATACAGGTATAGCATTAGAATATGGTATTCCAAAAGAAGTTGATCAAACACACGGAACACCACCAAAAGTAAATGTTTACACAGAATTAGACCCTATACCAGAATCAGAACTTGTTTTTGATGACACTACTGGTCATACGCATACAGGGGCAGATGCCAAAGGAACACCAATTGCACATAGCGACACTACTGGGCAGGGGACAGACGACCACCACGCACAAGCTCACGCAGTAGACCATACAGATGGAACAGATGATATACAATCTGCTACAGAAGCTCAAAAAGGTTTGGTAACAGTAGCCCAAATCATACACCTACAAAAGAGTGCTTTAGATAATTTTAAAAATAGTTTTATTGTCGGGGCGACAGAAGAAATAACTTATGATAAAATAACTCTAACCGAAAACATTGTTGTTACTAAAATAGATATATATTTTAAAACAGCTATAGCGGGTGCAGATGCAAGCAATTATGTTACAATAAAATTAACAGATGATGCCGCAACACCAAATGAAATTTCTATGGATATGCAAAATGGTAATTTTTTCACAGCAGATTTTACGCAAGAATTTGCTTCAGCATTGATTTTAACATTATCTGTTGAATTTACGGAAGCGGCTACCCCAACAATGACTTGCAAAGGTGAAAACGCTAATATAACGATACATTACAGGAGAAAACAGGCTTCGGTATAGTAGTAGTAGGGTAATAGCCTAAAAGTCGCTTAAAACTGTAAAAAAGGTACGTGAGGTATGTTTTTGGGCTATTGGAGAGGAAAGGTATGGAAGAGATTAGGCTGAATGTTGGGTGTGGCAAAGATATTCAAAAAAATGGGTATATTAATATTGATGTAAGACCGTTAAACGGAGTAGATATAATTGCAGATTTGTCTTTATGTAATTTGCCTTTTAGGAAAAATGAGGTTGATGAAATAAGGGCAATAGATGTATTGGAACATTTCCCACAACAAGAATCGCTTAAGGTATTGATCTATTGGGTATCATTACTTAAAAAAGGCGGTTCTATTTTTATTCAATGCCCAGATATTTTAGAGCTATATAAAGTTTTTATAAATAACCCAAGAGAATTGATTAGAAGAATTTATGGTGGGCAAGAATATTTGGAGAATACACATTTGGCGGGATACACGTTACCTATTCTTGAACTTATCTTTGAAGAATTGAATTTAAAAGTAGTTGACAAAAGTTATATTAATGGTAATCTGAGAATTAGAGGTGTAAAATGTTAAATGGTTTTATTATGTTGGGTATATTTTTAATAATGCTTTTAATATCACAATATTTTATGAACAAACCAAGGAGCAAATAAATGTTTCTACAAGATATTTCTTATTGTGAAAGAATAGTCGAATATGGTTGGATATTATCTAATTTAAACATATGTAATGGGGACATTTTAGATATAGGCAGTTGTCAAACGTACTTTCCTATAATGTTGGGAGGCTTAGGACATAATGTAATTGGGGTTGACTTAGAGCCATCATTCCTTGGTCATCCAAATGTTTCATTTGAACGTTCAAATATATTTTCCCATACTTTTAGACAAAAATTTGATAGAATTACCTTAATATCTGTTATAGAACATATTGGCGGTAAAGATAATGATATTAAAATGATGCAAGAAATTATTAAACCTTTATTAAAACCAGGGGGGAAGGTTTTAATAACCACTCCATATGGCAAACCAAGAACTATTTCTCCGTTTAGAGTATATAACAGAGAAAGAATATTAAAATTTTCTGAAGGATATAAAATAGAAATAGAAGATTATTTCGCTAAGATGGGAAGTTGCTGGCTTCCAACACAAGAATCATTTTTAAGAAACCAAATTATAGATAAAAGCGTATCAGGTATTGTTTGTCTAAAATTAGGAGTTTAAGTGAAAATTATCCATATAGGATATTTTAACGGAACCGCATACGCAGGGGAAGTCCCAGATGAGATTTTGGTTTATAATCAACTTAAAAAAAATAATGAAGTTATAGCTATTTCTGTGGAAAGAGCATTTGATGCTTTGAAAATAGATAATCCAGATATTGTTTTGTTTCCCCAAATGGGTAAAGTAGATATTAATCGTTTTAACCTACTTACAAGTAGACTAAAGGCAAAGAAAGTAATGTGGACATTTGATTGGATGTTCCATGGTAACAGAGATAAATGGTTTATTCCCCAAGCACAAAAAATGGATTTATTAGTTACAACTGATAATATTGTGAACTGGGAAAAATATGGGATTAATCAAACATGCATAAGACAGGGCTGTATCAAACCTTTGCATAGAAGAGTACGAAAAGATAAGAAATATTATAATGATGTAATATTTGTTGGTAACGCATATACAGATAAAAGAAAAAAATATCTTCGTGAAATAGCCAAATACTATGATTTAAAAATGTATGGTACTACAAAAGCACCATTTGTCCCTTGTGGTGGCACAGCTTTTAATGATAAGCTATGTAAAGTTTACTCATCCTGCAAAATAGCTTTAGGTGATAAATATCCAGGTGTAAATGAAGGCTATTGGTCAAATAGGGTTTATTTAGCTCTTGGTTGTGGAGCATTTTTTTTAACTCCATATATAAAAGGTTTGGAAAAAGAGTTTGAAAATAAAAAACATCTTGTTTGGTTTAAAAGTATTGATGAAGCAATTGGTTTAATAGATTATTACTTATACCATCCTACAAAACGAAAAGAAATAGCTAAAAATGGATACGAGCTTGTACATAAAAAGTATTCATATAAAAATAGAGTAGATAAACTATTGGAGGAGATACGAAAATTATGAATGATGTTATGGTAGACATGATAAAAGAGTCTGGTACGTATCAAGATGTTTTTATTAATGGGGAAAAAGTTATAAATGGCTGGAGTAAAAATTGTGAAGAACGATGGAATATTATCAAACCATTTATTAAGAGTGGCGACAGAATATTAGATATAGGTTCATATCATGGATATTTTTCTATACGAGCAGTTTGTAAGACTGAAGACGTTTCTGTTCTATCTTTTGAAGGTGATAAGAAAATAGCAGATGCTCAAGAAATGATTTTAAGAGCAAATCATATTGATGCAGAACAAATAATGTTGGTAAAAGAGAATTTATTATTAGAAGATTTAGAAACTTTTGATGATCGTTTTGATATTGCATTTGTTTTAAACGTATTACATTACTTCAATGATATACCAAGGTTCTTTGAATTACTTGCCAAAAGCGTTAAGAGAGGTGCAATTATTGAATTTCCAGATTTAAACGATGTAATGACAAAATATTATAATGTGGTAGAAGAGCTTAGTCCATTAGATAAATATCTTAAAAAGTATTTTAAAAGTGTTAAAAAGATTGGAGAGGTAAATGCACCAGAAACAAAAGATGGCAAACGACTTTTGTTCTTTGCGAAACACTAAAAAGATTTCTTTATCTGATTTACAAAAGCATATGTTGGTGACAAGCCCATACTCTGATTTAAAGGATTATTTTTGGAGAGTTGATGACTGGATAGAAATAGAACCAAGGGTTTGCGATTTACATATTTTACACAGTGATTTTAGGGGCAATCCTACTCCTGTCGGGACACCTTATATTGATTTTGTTGAAAGCATAAGAAATAAAATAGATGATGAGGAAGGCTTCCCTTTTGCTAAAGAGATTAAGGCTGGTAAAAATAAGATAAAAGATTTTCCTCAAATAATATTAATATATAGAAGTGGGAATATAGTTGTTACGGATGGTACTCAAAGAACTATTTGTGCATGTTATCATAGAGTGCAAACATTAAAAGCCTATATTTTTGGAGTAGGAAAATGAAAATAGGAATAGTCGGATATACAAATGAAACCTCTGGAATAGGTATGTTCACAAAAGAATACGTAGATAATTTGGGTATTGAAAATATTCTTTCGGTTGATTCTGTTAAAGGGAGAGAAATATGGTCTGATAAACAGAAAAATGTGGCATATTTGCCAAGCGAAGAAACAATATATAATTGGCTAAAGAATATTGACATAGATACGCTATTAACTATTGAAACTCCATTTAATAAGATGTTGTATAAGATGACAAATATATTAGGCATAAAATCTGTTGTACAAATACATCAAGAATTATTTTATCCAAATGATCCTATGTGGGAATACTGTGATAAGTTTTTATGTCCAAATATATCAGCATATAACAAAGCGGCAAGATTTGGGGACAGAAGAGTTCTTTGTAAATTACCAATAGATATAAATAAGTTTCCTTATCGTAAGCGAACAGGGAAAACTTTTGTTCACGTAGCAGGTTATTTTGGGTTTATGGGTAGAAAATCTGTTGAGGAAACTGTACGAGCTTTTAACAAATCTATGGCTGAAAAGCTTATTATTTATGCACAAAAGCCAATTAGTAAATTACCTTTGGATATACAAAACATTATACATATAGATAATAGAATAGAAGTTAGATACGAATGCAAGAATCCATACGAATTATACGAAGAAGGCGATATTGCTATTCAACCCAGCAAGTTTGAAGGCTATGGTAGAACAATTGTGGAACCAATGGCTTGCGGAATCCCTGTAATTACTTTAGATGCTGACCCTATGAATACTTATTTTAATGAGAAGAAATTACTTGTTCCCGTAGTAAGAGTTGAGCTAGTACGTTGTGGTCATTTCAGGATAGAGAAAAATGGTTTTAATATAGCAGATTTAACTAATAAAATAGATTGGTGTGTAAAAAACGATACGTCTAAGTTTTCCTTAAAAGCGAGAAAGCATATAGAAAAATATTATAGCTGGGAATCACAAAAAGATAATCTTTTAAAAAGTTTTGTGGTATAATGAGATTAGGTGATAATATGTCTGTGAAAATAGCAATTGGTTGTCCCATGCATGGCAAAGAAGATTTATTGAAAACATATTTTAAATGTTTGGAAGCTATTGATTATTCCGATAAACATTATGTTTTTATAGTTAATAACCCTTCCAGAAAACTTATAAATTTATTAGGAGATTTTTTAATTAGAAATCCTAAAAATACAACTGCTATTATAGATAATAATAAAACATCTTATTCGGAAAGAAACTCAGCAAGATACAAATCACTTGTTCATTTTAGAAATGTATTGTTAGATACTGCTTTTAGTAAAGTAAAAGCTAAATATTTGTTATCAATTGATAGTGATATGTTCCCTGATCCCACCATCTTAAAAGATTTATTATCTTATAAGAAAGATATTATTGGTGGGTTAGCATACGTAGATGAACACTGGAACCACAATAAATCTCATCCTCAAAGATATTACAATGTAATGAAGAGAGAAAGCAATAAAAGATACAGGCATTACAATTGCCCACCATTAAATGAATTGTTTGAAACAGATTTAGTAGGTGGTGTTTATTTATTATCTAAAAAAGTATATGATTATGGAGTTAGGTATGTATATCATACTCAAGGTGAGGATTGTGGGTTCTACAACATAGCCCACGAAGAAGGATTCAAAGTATATTGTACAGGCAAGTTAATAGAACATAGAATGTAAAGGGAGGTTCTATGATTGAGGGAGCTGGAAGAGAACAAAAATACCAATTTATTAGAGATAATTGGGAAACAAAAAGCTATAAAGAATTAAGTGAAGAAACAGGGTATTCGGCAGAACATATTAGGAAGCTTGGCAGAAAGCTATCTTTACCTCATAAAAAGATGAATAAACAAGCTCTTCCAAGAGAAAGTGTTAGTGAACAAATAATAGAAGATAGAAAAGATTTACACTATAGACAACAGATCTCCATATTAACCAAAAAGAATAAAACATTAATGAAGCAAGCAAATTTACAAGAAGAATTATTACTTATAGCAAAAGAACAAATAGAAGCTTTACCAATGGTTGACATGCCTAAACAGCATATACCAAAGAATAAAGTTACTAAAGAGATAGCCAATTTACTTTTAAGTGATTTGCATGGTGGAGAAAAAGTTGACAGAGATGAGATGGGCGGGCTAAATGCATACGATGTAGGAATAATGGCTAAACGTTTAGAGTATTTGGCAAAAAGTGTTATTTCTATCAAGGAAGATAAATTAAAAGGTTATGATTTATATCACCTTAATGTTAATATGCTCGGAGATTTTTTGAGTGGTGTGATCCATGATGAATTGAGAGAATATGGAGATGGGAACATAGTAGAGTGGACATTTAATACCGCTCTTATAGTATCTCAAATGTTATCAGAGCTTTTAACAGTTTTCCCTACCATCCACTGTACGTGCGTAGTCGGTAACCATGGCAGGATGACAAAGAAAGTATCTTATAAAGGCAAATATGTTAATTGGGACTATATCGTTTATCAAACGATAGCTTTGATGATGATGAATAATCCAAGAATTACTTTTGATATACCAAAATCATTTTGGACTATTATAAAAACTGGTGGAAGAAAACAGCTTGTTTTACATGGAGACAATATACGCAGTTGGCAGAATACTCCGTGGTACGGCATACAAAGAGCAGCATATAAGTTAATGGAGCTTTTGGCTTCAAGGGAACAATATTTTGATGATATTCTTATGGGGCATTTCCATAGTTTGGGGATTATTCCAAGAACCAAAGGGAGGATAGTATTAAACGGATCAGTAATAGGGAGTAATGAATATTCTGTTGGTGCATTGTTTGCCGCAACAGACCCCCACCAACTGTTTTACGGGATACATCCAGGGAAAAGCAGATGGACGTGGGATTATCAATTAGATTTAACCGATGGAGATAAGATCAGAAAATCTAAGTATGAGTTTTCTAAGTCTTTAGTTGTGGCTGACCAGGTTAAAGAGTTATTTGGGGAATAATATGAATATTGAATATTTAAAAACACCATTAAATAAATATACTTTTTTTATAAAACCTATAAGGGATTGGGTTGAAAATAATAGTTCTGGGAAAGTCCTTAATTTATTTGCAGGGGAAACATTTTTAAATCTTGACGAAACAAGAGTGGATATTGACAAAACCATGATTGCCGATTATTATATGGATGCTTTAGATTTTATTAGAACAACTAAAATGAAATTTGATACTATAATACTTGATCCACCATATTCTTATAGAAAATCTATGGAAATGTATAATGGGCATAAAGCGAGCAGGTTCAACCAATTAAAAGATATTCTTTATTATAGATTAAACAAAGATGGTATAGTAATAACTTTTGGGTACCATTCGGTTTCAATGGGCAGAAGAAGAGGGTTTAAACAAGAAAAGATATTGCTTATGAGTCATGGTGGGGCGATACATGATACAATAGCTATTATCGAAAAAAGAATGGGGAGCGAATGTTCCAAGGCTGGCGATGGTGACTCCAAACCACTATGGGAGAGTTCGATTCTTTCCGCTTCTGCCATTAATTATTAATGTTTGGGCGTGACGGACTTAGATGGTAGTTAAAGCCGAAGAGCTGCTACCAGACGGTGGTTTAACTCCACCCACGTCCACCAAGGGGATATAGTGTAGATAGACAACACGCTGGCCTGTCGAGTCAGAGATCACGGGTTTGAATCCCGTTATCCCCGCCAATATAATATTTAAGAGGTTAAATGGATAATAATTATTTTAAAATAAGAATAAGTATATCTATAGAAACCTTAAAAGAAATAAATCTTTTAGAAAAAGCATTAAAAATAATTTGTATGGAGCAATATTTAGCAAATAAAGATATATTTAATGATAGTAATATGATAGAATTTACTTTAAAAGAAGCTAAAGAAATTGGGATTATAGATAAAATATTATGCCTTATGTAACCTATCTGTATTATTGTGTAAGGAAAGTTCCATAAAGGGTAACGATTGATAACAGAAAATACAGTTTGTGTATAGATAGCCTACTCGTGAGTAGACTATTATATCATAGATTGTAGTCTGTTTTGGGAGTAGCGGTTGATAGTTTTGTATCATCTGCCGATTACAAAACATACAAAGTAGAAAGAATAGCGGGGTGCAGCAGTATTGTTAGCTTGTTAAGTCCATACTTCTGTTCCTATTTTATACCTCTCAGGGTATAAAAGAGTGTCTTTAAGAGCTTTAGAGAGTAAAATGGGTGGTTTTATACCCTGGTGGGTATAAGTTTCGGTTCGGATAGTATAAAAAAACTATATCTAAATGAAACCAAACACCAATCAAATTGGTTTTGTTGCCAATATTAATGGTTGTATCATTATATATTACATATAAGCACCCATATATTACAAACTAAATGCAATATATTTCCTATATAGGCAACTAAGACAGTTTTAATATTCAAGTGTCTAAGTACCTTACATGATTAATATAATTATTACATGATTAATTACATGAAGGGGAACACAATGAGTAAAATAAAATGCTTGGCTTGTGGAGAAATATTAGAATCTAAATTTAGGCATGATTTTGTTACGTGTGGATGTGATAACCATACTTTTATAGATGGTGGAGAGGCTTATATGCGTTGCGGCGGAATAGACATGTCCAAAATTGGAGTATTTCCCAATTGGGAACCTATTACTAAACGGGCAACTAAGACAGTTTTAATGTCCAAGTGCCTAAGTACGCTTAGAGATATTTTACTCAATATATTGACTAAAATAAAGAACATTGGGTTATAGTCGAGACTTTTAACCATTATATTAGATTATAGTCGAAGGTTTTAATAAACGTTTCAGAAAAGTGCTAAAAAACACACTAATATGAAATGAGGTAACAATGAAATGTGTAGATATTAACAAAAAATGTAAGTATCGTACAAAAGAAAAAAGAAGAATATCTAAGATTAGAGAAAATGGAAGTATTTTTAACGGGATAGTAGATATATTAGAATGTAATTCTTTGGATAAATATGGTGCATGTATGCAAAAGAAGTATGGAGATGATGATTTTTTTGGAGAAGGAGGTGACAAATAATGACAGCTGAAAATTTAATGATAATATTTGCAACCGTTGTTGCTTTTGTTTTACCAATAATTATACAGTTCTTGAAAGCTAAATTCGGAATTGAAAGTGCTAAGGTTAAAGCAATAATAGCTTTTGGACTGAGTATTGTAGCTGGCACAATTGTTTCTTGTGCTACTGGTAAAATCAACTTTGCAGATTTAATATCATTCTCAAATGCAGAGAATATGGTGGTTGCTCATGCAATAGTATATTCTTTTAGCCAAGTATTTTATCAGACTTATTTAAAACCAAAGTTAAAAGCGAAGACACCAATAAAAGTTGGTTTAACAGATTAAGTTTGTGGGGAACATAGTTTAATATAGAGCACTGGGTTTGACTCCAGTAGATGTGGGTATAAAATCCCACTGTTTCCCCCAGTTTGGGGGCTATGGCGGAAATAGACGCTAACTGCCGTGAGGGTCATAGCACACTGCGGGGTAAACGGATCGACCCTTACGAAGAATTAAAATGTGTGCGTGCAGGTATCAAGCCCTGTTAGCCCCCAACAATTTTAGATTTTGAAGGGAGTGATTTAATGGACAATAAGGGAGTTTACTTAATCACTAATCAAGCGAATAATAAGAAATATATTGGTAGTTCAGTAAATTTAGCCAAGCGGCAAAGACAGCATTTATTAAGCCTGCAACGAGGTATTCATTTTAATAATTATTTACAACGAGCCTTTGTTAAGTATGGAGAAAATGCTTTTATTTTTAAGGTTTTGGAATATGTTGAAGATTCTCAAAAAATTATTGAAAGGGGGCAATATTATATTGATATTTTAAAACCAGCATATAATATTTGTCTTACAGTTGGAAGTAGACTTGGGGTAAAACATACTAAAAAAACTAAACAAAGGTTAAAGGAAACCTCGACAGGGAATATTAATGGTTTAGGTTGGAATCCATCCAAAGAAACACGACAAAAAATGAGTGAATCCCACAAAGGCATAAAACTTTCCGAGGAACATAAAAGAAAAATAGGTGAAGCTCTAAAAGGCAGAAAAAGTCCTATGTTAGGTAGAAAGCATTCAGAGAAAACTAAACAAAAAATAAGTGAGTTAACCAAGGGGAGCAATAATCCGAATGCAAAATTAACAGAACTTCAAGTGTTGGAAATTTACCAATTAGCACGTGAAAAAAGATTAAGACAATCTGTAATTGCTGCAAATTATGGAATAAATATAGGGACTGTAAGACATATTAGTGCTGGACAAATCTGGAAACATATTATTAAAAAAGATTCCAAGAAAGGGGAATAGAAACATTATGGCTATTAGAAGAAAGCTTTTTATTATAGTTCATCACGTTGCTGCTGGTACGGTTTCGGCTTCCAATAATTACAAGGGGTTCCATTATGATTTTCTGGTATTGAAAGATGGATCAATTTTGCCACGAAGAAATATAAACATACGGGGTTCTCATTGTATTGCTTCAAACATGAACGAGAAAGCCTTGTCCGTTAGTTTTGCTGATAATTTTTCTTTACATGCTCCATCTAAAAGGCAACTCGAAGGTGCAGCTAAAAAAATTAGAGAGCTAATGGAAAGGTTTAACATCCCTATTGGTAATGTTCTCGGACACAAAGATGTCAAGTACGCTAGAACCGCCTGTCCTGGGTCATTTTTTAATATGAATAGTTTTAGGTTGATGTTAAAACAATCCCCCGATCCTGCAAAACCTATGGTTAACGCTAAGCCTGTTCATAAGGTTTTGAAGCCTATAATAAGTTCTGTTCTCAAATGGGGAGACAAAGGGAAAGAAGTAAAGTCTTTGCAAAAACTATTAAATGATTTGAGTTTCTATTGTGGAAAAGCAGATGGGATATTTGGTAAAAATACTTTTAATGCGTTAATATTATTCCAGTCTTTAAGAAACTTAAAACCCATTGGGACATTTGATGCTTCTACTCATGTATCTATTGTTTCTAAAAAGAAGTATGGAATAATTAAGAAAGGTGATAAAGGGCAAGATGTGAAGGTTATACAGAAGCTTTTAACACGTCACTATAGGCATTGCATAGCCGATGGTGTATTCGGTCGTATAACGAAGATACAGGTATCCCGTTTCCAAAGAGATAAGAAGTTATCTATTGATGGGATAGTAGGATTTAATACGGTTAAAGAATTACTTAAATAGAATATAACCCGCCAAGCCTCTCTAAAGAAGCTCAGTTATGGCGGGTATATCTTTTTCTATCAATCTTCTCTGTTTACACAGTCAACACACAAACAATCTTCGCATCCTTCTGTCTTTTTATGCAACCATAAAACAGCACTAGCCAAACACTCATCAAGTGAATCAGCTATCAACATCTTACTCGTTTCATTTATTTTATACAGAAAAATACTGTAACATTTTGTATTCGTTTTTTTATCAAGACCGTAGTCAATTTGATATTCCCCTTCTTCCCACTCATCTATCTTTAATCTTATTTCTTCTTCTAAGTCTTCAAGTGTAGGGTCTAT